TATCACCAGTTGGATCATCTCCAACTTCTTTAACTTCATTGACTGATTTCCAACCGCCACCCATTGCTTTATATTTCTTTGCAGCCCAACCATTGGCATAAGCAGAAGGGTAAACATCAAACTTAGATTTAGCCTGTGCTTTTGCCTGAGCCCATTTTTCTGGACTTGTTGGTACATTTTTTTCGTTTAAGTTTTCCATATCTTCGCTTATCTTTCCTTTTCCAAAGTTAGACACATTTATTGGTGGACCCTTTCTTTCAGGATTAGGGTCATGTTTTCTTTTAGACGCAACGGCAGATGCTCTTTCTTTTTTACTTAAAGAAGCTCTCTTTTCGTTAGACATACACTTAGGCTTAGGTTCACCAGGTTCTCTTGCACAAGGGCCAATTGCTTCACCCTTACTATTGATCCTTTTCCAACCACCTTTTGGATCCGTTTTACTAAACCATTTACGCAAATCTTCTTCAATAGTAGGAGATTCTTTTACGCAAGAACCAGGTGAATATGCTTTTTTACCTGGCACAGATTTGTAACCAGGCCAACACCTTTCACGTAAAGTAAGAAACTCAGACCACGTTTTCATTTATTTGCCTCTTAATATGTCTTTATGTTCTTCATATGCAGCTGATGCTCCAGAATGCCAATCTTTGTGCTCTTGAGATCCTTTTTTATGAGGATTTTGTTTTTTTAATTCGTTAAATCTTACACGAGCATTATCGAGATATGGTTCATCAGAAATAGGCTCACGCACATGGTCGTAACCTTTTTGATGATGGTCTTCTTTTTCTTCTTTCATGGCATTTTTAGTGGCGGTTGCATACATGACATTCTTAGCACGGTCACCATAACGCTCTTTGAAACCTGCCAAACCTTTTTTCATAGATTTAACAATTTCTTCTTTCTTCTTTGTCTCACCGGCAGTCAATGTACGTTCTTCAATGTTAACAGCATCTACACCATTAGCCAAATCTGCATCGATAACGTAAATGTCTTGTTCAGTTGCTTCAGCATTTAGACTTATACTCTTTTTTAATTTGTTAACATCTTGTTTATTTGCTTTTCCAACACCAGTCACACGAGCAGGAGTTCTGTGTGCAAGTTTATCATAGGACCCAAGACTATGCCCTGGTCTTGTATAGTGGCCTTTCGCATCAGCGGCACCTTGAACAGCAGCTGCTGATTTTGCATCTTTAGTCTTTTTAGCATGGTCTGCAAACTTTTGCGGGTCGTGTGACTTACCATAATGATAGTCTGCATCAGGGTCAGAAGCAGCACTAGCGGCTTTAGCTAAAGTCTTTGTTGAAATTTCATGAAGAACTTCATATGCCTCATTTGCAGCTATTTGCAATTCATCATCACTCAATGATTCAAAATCAATACCAGCATTTTCAAGAACTTCAAAAATCATTTCATCGGTAATTTCAATTCTTTCTTGTTGAACTGCTTGAACGGATGGTTTAGCAACTTCAGCTTGTGGTTTAGTACCAGCTGCACGTTTCTTTTGGTCTTCCAATTCTTTTGCAAATTGAGCAGAATCAGGTTCTTCAGAAATCATTTCCTCTTTCTCAATAGACTCAAAGAATGCCTTCATGCCGCCATCTTTATATGTGGCAACCATTTCAGACATTTTCTTTTTCTTCTTCTCAGACTCAATAGATTTCAATTCTTTATCTTTTGGTCCTTTTAGTACATCAAATGCACTTGCTTCTGGTTTAGATGAACCATATGCACGACCTTGAACTTTAGTTGATGGCAAATCAGCCATCTTAACTTCATCGATTGCTTCAACTTCCTCTTTAACGCCGGCACTTTTAAGCATATCAATACGGTCACGATAACCGCCAACGCCGGGTTTAATATCTTTAGCTGCTTGTTTTTGTGCAGGTGTTGGATTTGGAATGTGTTTCATTGTAGTCTTAGATTGATGACTTTCTTCTTCAATCTCGATTTCTTCCTTCTTCATCTTACGAAGTTTGGCAAAATCTTTACCATCAATCTTTTCATCGTCAACCACATCAATCTTTTGTTGATTTGGATGCAATTTTTCTTCAAGTGGTGGTAAACCAGCCATGATTCGTGCAGCAACATCTGCTACATCACGAATTTGTTTGTTATCTGAATACATGAGTTTCTCCTGTTTTTGTTTTTATTAAATTATACGGTTAGTGATGACGTTTCATAAGCACCACTAATATCAAAATGGCTAACATTTGATGTTGCATTAACTGGCGTAGTTGATTTCCATGCTAAGTCTGTTGTACTACCAGAATAATAAAGTAACATCTCCGTATTTGAAGAAGCAGGTTCTTCAATGTCAGTAATTCCAGCAATGTGATATATTGCATTGTTTGCTGGATTAGCAGGTTTACTGTGCAATGATCCACCACGAATTGTTACTGTTGCTGCCGCAGGAAAAGGCAATGTTAGTTTATATTGACTAGCACTTCCAAAATCTGATGTATTTGCAAAATTAACATTGACTCTAAAATGAACAATTGCACCTTGTTTAACATAAGCGCCAGTTGTTACGGTACCAGGTAACGTATTACCAGAAACAGTTTTAAATTCAGGAGCATATGATGCACTAACAGAAGAAACGCCAAATGGTATACCACCAGGTGTTACGCCATTAGATAGCCTCATTGCTGATGTGCCGTCTACATCATAAAATACTTCACCAGTTGTACCAATATATGTGTTGGCTCTTGTACCGCCCATTTTGTCGGTAAAGATTTTGAATGTTGTGTTAGTTGACATTTAGCAATTCCATTTTTTGAGTGCAAGGGCTTTGCGAGTTGGTTCACCATTAGGTTTTTTCATTGGGCCTTCCATGCCGCCCATACGAGCACAGAATGATTTTCTACGATTTGCGGCCTTAGAACCAGGCTTCAATTTTGATGGCTTAGTTGTAACTGCCATCGATAGTTTAGAACCTGGATTTTCACGGCGATAAGATTCAATACCCTTGCGGTTTAAACCACCTTCAGGGTTCTTGCCCTCTTTACGTGTCCAAGCAGGCGTTTCTGTTATGAATGCTTTAAATGATTTCATCCTATAACCTTTTTAGATTTAAATGTTTTAAGATTAATACCAATTCGTTTCAGTTCGCCTTCTTTTTGGTCACCGATACTCATGGTTGTTTCATCGCCAGTCAGTTCTTCTAATGGTTTCTTTAGTGTCTTAATTCTTGTTGTATCACGGCCAAGGTTCTCACCAGATGCAGCCATCGAAAGACCAGATTCACCATTATTGATAGACTCAATTACTTTTTCTTTTTGGCGGGTGCGGATTTCTGCAAGTGTGATTTTGCTACGGGTTGTTTCTTCGGTGGTTGGCTTGGTGTCACAGGTGCAGGTGCTGGTTCCACAACAACTTCCTGTACTGGAACTGGCACTGGTTCCGGTGTTGGTTCTATCACTGGCACCGGTACTACGATTTCTTCCAGAACTGGACTCACCAAAGGAGCTTGTTCTTTTGGTTTGGTTTGAAATAATTTCTTCAGATAATTTAGCATTTTTATTTTCTCCATTAAGTTTAACAACATAACCATTATTGTGTTTAATAATGGTTCCATTTTTAGTGTGTGCTTCTTTTGCTGCAGTATTTCTAAGCATGAAGACACGCAATTTACCGGCCTTGTCTCGTAACAAACCATCTTCATATATCAAATCAGATGATTCTTTAACAACCGGTTTAACAGGTTTCTGTGATGAACTACTCACAGGAATCTTTGGTTGTTTTGGTTCTTCTTTATTGACCAAAACCAATTGACCATGTACAGAACGATGTGTAACTTTACCATTTCTGCCATATCTACCAAAACCATAGTATTGTAGACCGAGTTTTCTAGCTTCTTCACCAGTTGCATCATCAGACGCAGGCAGTTGTTCAGCACCATCAGTTTGAACTGGTAAAGTGTCTTTCTTATCCAACTCATTAGCAACCCAAAATTTAGATTCTTCTGACTGTGGTGGTGTAGAAACGAATTCTTTAAAACCTGTATATAATTGTAACAGCTCAGACTTCTTTGCCTTAACTGTTTCAGGATCAGCTTGCCTCAAGTCTTCAGAGTTATCAAATTCTTTATACTTATCACCAAACATTTGAGCATATTCAGTACGTGCTAACTGTACACTATCCCACTTTTCTTTACGAATTGGTTCTGGTACCGCACGACCACCACGTTGGCCACGTTCAATATTTCTTTGAGCGGAGATATCATCTCTTGTATTCACCAACAACATGGCAGTATCGTAACCAAGTTTTTCTAATTGGTCTTTGATGCGTTTTGTTTTAGCTACATCATCACCTGTACCATTGATAATCAAACCATTGCGACCTAATAGTGCAAGTTGTTGACGCAACTCTGTAATGTTCTTTGCACGACCACGAACAAAGTCACGTTTCTCTGTTTCGCCAACAGGCATCATCTTATCAAGACCTTCTTTGTCCATTAAGAACTCAAGTGCCTTGTCTGAATTAATTTCTGTTAAACCTTGACCATCAAGTGTATTGTCTAACACATAATCTTTACCAGAACCAGGACCACCTGCTAAGAAGATAGCTTTGAAGATGGATTGGTCGTGTACGCCTTCCAAAAGAATTTCAAATTCTTCGTTAAGGTCAATAGACTCTTTAATGCTCATGCCTTTACGAACATCACGGAATAATTCTTTCGCATGGTGTTCTGGCACATGTTTTGGAATGCCTTGTTTAAAGTCATCAAAATTACCAGAGCCTGCATGTTTACGCATCTTTGAAGCGGACATGCCTTCTGTACCTTCAGCATCAGGGTCACGTTCACCTGCGTTATGTACAGTTATCTTTTTGAAGTTGAAAAGAGCACCTTCATGTGTCCCGTTGTATTTGTGCAACAGTTTGTGGTACTCTGCGGTACGGTCAGCGCCTGCGACCATGTGTAGATGTGTTACACCTTGTTTGTGTAACTTGGCTGCTTGTGTTAGGAAGTTTGGTTCTTCTTTGGTTGCAACAGATATGTTTGTATCTGGAAAGAACCTTTTGGCATGTTTTACTTTTTGTGCCGCAGTAAGAGGATTCTTAGCGGCATCTTGTGAATGAGACAGAATGATGTGATGGGAACCACCAACTTGTTTTGCAACCGATTTAACCTTATTGACCAAGACTTCATGTCCGGTTGTAGGTGGATTCATACGGCCAAACGCCATGACCGCATGTTTCTCTTTATTCTCAGTAATAAATTCTCTAAATTTCATGTCCCGCCTCTGCAGCAGTTGTTAATGTCTTATTTAGTATTTAGTGAGTTCTGATAATCAAAACCTCATCAGATTTTGGTCCACCATACTCTTGTGGAATTTTAGCACCCACATTACCACGCTCAAACACCACAATACTATCATAACACGACATGCACTTTGTTTCATGTGTGAAGAAATCTGGTGCAATTTGACCTTTGGTGTGGTCTGCATTCAACTTATCAATCATGGTCTTGGCCACATTGTTGATTGAATCTGGATGGTCAATAGAACCTCCATGAGAATTCCAATATGCCGCATGTGTATCTTCAATGAAGTAAACACCATCTTTAGCAATCTTTGGATACAAGGACTGGAATGTTTTGTTCACATGGTCAACATGGTGACTGCCATCATCCAAAACCAAATCAAACTCACCAAATTCATCTACAAGGCTTTGTAAGAATTCTGGATCAGATTGGTCACCGATGCGGACATGAACATTATTCTCAGCATCTTCAAAGTCTTTACAACTAGGTGTAATATCAATACCTACGATTGTACTATCAGGATGGAAGTATTTCTTCCACATTTCCAATGAACCACCATTCAATACACCAATCTCCAACATCTTAATTGGTTTATCTCGTAGTGCCGCAAAGTGTCGGTCATATACCCAAAAGTAATGAGTCCACTTTGTAATCTTTTTGCCGTTGTTGTTTAGCCAGTATTCTTTTAAATCCATATTAATATACCTCAGTTGCGCCTGTACTGGCCATTATGCCAGAACAATGCAGTTTATCAAATTCAATCACGTATCGTTTATCTATGTTCATGTGGTGTGCGTGTTCTGTATCCATTCCTTGATTAGTATTTTCTAAACAAGCCATCAAAGTTGCCATGTAATCCTTCACCAATGATGGGCACAATGAATACATCCTAGTGATGTACAAGTGGTCTGTTAACATCAACTTAGCTTCATCAGGCATCCAAGATGGAATGGCCTTCTTAAACACATACTTTCCAAATAGACCATCATACTCTTTTAAATCAAACTCATCAAGCAATACTGTACGTGCCGAGTATTTAAAGATACGTTTAACACTATGCATCATACTCATCAAGTCTGGATTGTTGTACAACACATTAATTGTTTTCATTAACAACACAAGTTCAGCCTGACTTTTCATACCACCGCTTGCATAGTGGTTCACATCTTTGTCTTGGTGCCACACTGCCATAATGTCGGCATGGTTTGAAATGTTTTCTAACCATTTTTGGTCAACTTCATTTGGTGAACCATCAGTAAATAAAATGATATCATTTGGAAAGTGTTTACGTAGAGACACCAACGAATCAATCGTTTGTTTATATCTGTCTTCATTTGGAATAACACCTATGTTTGGTGCCAATGCCGATGTGACAATGATTAGGTTTTTATCAGGTAAGAGACTCATTATATTTTCGCCAATCTTCTATTGTTCCAACATCATTATAACCTTGTACATCCTTCTCAAAGAAGATACAATCGTTCATTAGGCATTCTTGTATGATGTGTGAAACAAAAATTTCATTATGTACATTACTATTTAATTTCTCATATGTATCAACATAGAGTTTGATGGATTCAAACTTATAACCACCAACACAAAACTTATCAGATACCACTTTCTTCTCAATGATATCAGTAATAATGCCTTGTTCATTTGAAACCACGAAACTCTTGGCAGCCAAATTACTTAACATGAAATGGTTTGCAATTCTACTAATACAGACATAGTTGCCAGGTGTATTGGTATGTGTGAAGTAACTATCACAGTCTTTAATCAAAAACTCAGAGTCTTCAGGTATATTTGCAGCCTTAATAATCTGATAAACAGTATCAGCAGGACCACTTGTTACTTTTGGAATAACAATAATGTTAATCTTATCACCAAACTGAGCCTTTAAAAGGTTGTAAGAATCGTATTTGTCAATGTGTGCCTGAAGAATACCAACAGTAACATTGTGACCCTCAGACAAATATGGGTTGATGGATTTAGCTAACATCATTCTGTCATTTTTATCTAACAGAAGATATTTTGGTTTCATATTTGGAAACCTAGTTGATAGGCCTGCGGCCGGTACAATTACTTCCATAATCTATTAATCTCTTTCACTATAAATTGTCTTTCCATGTCGCCTGGTTTTGTGTGTAGGTATACTCGCAACAACATCAATATTAGAATATAATCATTGTTGGCTAATGGAAACTCTTTTAGAATTCTTTTCTGAATGCTTGACAACTTAACATCTAACATCAGGTTTGTATCACGTAGAAACCATTTGCATTCTAAATCCTGTCTGAGTTTAGCAATATCAAATATGTATGAATCATATTCAATAGTAACTGCGTCAATCATATAGAATTCGTTGCTTGTATGCAGTATATTCTCCAAAGTCAAATCACCATGATACTGTGACTGTGGTAGAATTTTAGGCAACTTAGCAATCAATTCATCTTTGGTAAAAGGCAAATCTTCTTTATCAACCCATTCCAACTTCTTATTATACACTTCTGTGTAGTCTTTGTCAACCACACTATCCGCAAAACTACTTAATATATCTAATAGAAAATTGGTTAAATTCTGTGTTGAACCAGATAACAAATAGTTCTTCATGTCTAGGCCATGAATATATTCCATATCCAACACGGGGTCTTTGTATTCAAAGATGTTAGGTACAGGATAATAACCAGCGAGAGAAATTAACCTCTCGTAGTTTCTTTCTGTGTTACCAACTTTTCTAATGAATTTTTTATACTTATCAGACATTAGATAGATTTTACTACCAGAATGTCCTTTAAGTTCTTTAATTACTTTTTCTTCCATTCGGCAGCATCATCCCTAATTAAACTATGCCAAGTGCCGTTAAATTGGCCAGGTGGAAATGGGTTGTTCATGTTCACATAAACTAGATTCTCACCAATAAGACTGTGGTGGTGTAGATGAGCTCTCATCATATCTTCACCAATCATCTGAACACCTTGGTCATAGTAGTGTTCCATATTCAAGTAAATTGACATTCTACGATTCATCACATTTGAATTACCAAATGCAAATTGGTCATTACCAAAATCACGTTCAGGCACCATTCTGCAATTTGGAATATACAACTTAGTTGGATCCAAATCTGCAAATGGAATCTCCACATTCAAGGCATAATCTGTACGTGACTTGATAACCCAATCATACAGAAACTTTTTATCCATTTCCTGTTCTGTCTTATACAACATAGTTTGGAAAATAGAATACAACATAGCCACCGTGAAGCGTGATGGGTGTGCCTGTGCATTTGGTGTGTTTGTGTACTTCTTATCAAAATCACCAACCAATGGTTTCTCAACCACCATCTTTACAGGTTTATACAACTGACGGAGTTCTTCAAGGCCTTCAGCTTCCCATGTGTGAATGAATATATCCACATCGTGTTTGTCTAATAGGTTTCTTTTATAGTATTCATAACCTTGTTTGAAACTTCTGGCTTGGCCAGATAAACATAAAGCAATTTTCATATCATCTTCTTAAAAATACAGGCAAATCAACAACAGTATATGGTGTGTTTGTTTCAAAAAAGTTTCTCATACACAACATGTGTGGGCAATATCTATTCTCATCATGTAAACGGATATCTCTTTGAGCATTTTCCCAATAGAATTTAACTGATAACCATTCTTTCATTTTCTTATTGAATCTACGTGACAAGATATCTTCTGCTCGTGGGTAGAAGAAGTAGTTGTCTGCATATTTCCATGGAACAATAGCAAAGATATCAGACACCATACCATACTGCTCATTGGTTGGTGTAACAACTGCATCAGGAAATTCAGAAACAATTGCTTTGATTCTGAAGGCATTCATATGTGTATCAAATCTGGAGAATACAACATTATCATATTCTTTTTCAATCAACTCAAATGCTTTTCTACGTGCAAAGTGCATCGATAGTGTTGCAAAGTTTTTATCTGGTGTAATAAGTTCTTTTGGATTTTTTGTTACGATTCTTTGTTCAGCCTCAAGGAATTCTGGCAGATAAATTTCATTCTTCTCTGCCTTCCATTTAATTGGCTTCAAAGTCTTAACAACAAAATCAATTTCATCTTGGTTGCCTTCATCCCAAATATACAGATACACATCCAATTCATTGAAGCGAATAAAATGTGTTAGTTCTTCTGCGATACTTTTAAAGGTTCTTACATGACCTGCCATTACTAATGCGTTACTCACCGTATTTCTCCTCAATCATCCGGCGCATTTCAGGCACTCTATCATATTGATGAACAATATGGTATGGAATTCCTTTTGATGTGGTCACAATACCTCGGTACATAGAAGGAGATGGTTCTAACAGATGTGGTTTAAATTGATTAATCTTACTAGGGTCTGCTGTTGTGCCCAACTGGCAAGCCCAACCTGTTTCTGATTGAGTATAAAGAGAAGTTTCTTTATAAGGACTCATAGAGACCATGAAGTTAAATGTTGATTGGTCGCAAATTGGTATCGGACAGTTTGCTGCCATGGTGAAGATGTTAATTGCCAAATCACGCACCGCAGAGCCAGTACCAGCAAGAACACCAACATTATAGATTTCATTTTCTTTGTAAATTCCGTGTACATAAGGGCCAAAAGTCTCCAACAGGTTTTGGTTGCCCCAAGGTTCGTCTTTGTATAACATGCTCTCAGAAGAAAACACCAGATTATGTCTAAGGCAATTTGCTTCTAAGAAGTCAATAGGGTTGGATTGGAAAATAACATCCTTTACGTCTGTCGTAATGACGTAACGATATTCATTTTTGCGGAGATATTCGTAGATATGGCCAAATCGCTCAACGTGGATTGGCATTTCTGATTTGTAGGTCAAGTTACCATCGGAATCTTGATTGAATCCAATAACTTTAAAACCTGCTGCGTTAACTTTTTTAACTGTGGCGGCATCACAGTTCATTAGAATCAGGACTTTATCACCTTCAAATCCCGATTTATTAATGGAATTAATCCAATATTTTAATTTGTCCCAATCATAGTTGGTACTTGCACCGATTATCAAATCTTTCATAATATACTCCAGTTGGTTTACTTAGTTGTCTTGTAGTCTTTAAATGAGGTAATGTTTTGGCCTGGCGTGCCTTTTTTATAGTTGTTTGCCAGAGTATCTGTTCCCCATGCACCTGCGCCAGATTTAGGCAGGATATCAGGTTTAATTTCTTCATGCACACTCTTATGTAGTTTGACTCCTGTAACGTCTTGGACCATCTTCCATGCGTCTTTGTGGCGCTTGTTCTTCACATGGTCATCAAACTGTTTTTTCTGTTCTGGACTAGCATTACTTTTAAACTTAATCAGTTCCATGATACCGATATTGCCTGCATAGGCTGCTTCCATTAGTTCATCGAATTCGGTAAATTTCATTTCAACCTCGTGTTAGGTTTAATATCTTTTGAATTTGTGCCTCTAATGCCGGCTTGCGGTTAGGCCACTTAATAATCGGTTGGTCAGCAGTCTTTAACAACCTAGTTAAGAAAGGCAGAATCAACTTTTCAACTGCTTCTAATCTTGCTTTGTATTCTTCAACTGTTTCATCTTTTTCCGCAATAACCGCATTGTATTCTTCTTCGTCAGTTGCCGTAAATCCAAAGTCGTCTTCACCATACTCGGCTAAGATTTCGGTTAAATCAAATTTCTTATCCATTACTTGCTCCAATTCTTAGCGGCATTAAAGTTAGCATGAGCAAATTCCAGTCTATCAATCAACTTAACAGCATTACCTTTTAACCTATCAACTGCCACAAAACCTTCTGGATTGGTAACTTTGAAACCATCATCAGTACGTAAGAATGTATTGGTTACTTGTTTCATTTGTTGCAACTTCTTAACAATCATATTCTTAACATCAACCAACTGATTCATCAAATCAAAAATGTTTTTCAAGTCTGTTGACGCATTACGGAAGAAACGCATAATCTCTGTTTTCTCTTTGATACGTTTCTGTCTGGTTTCTTCCTTCTTGGCATCAATAATGTCTTTGTTCAATTTAGCCTCAACCCAACGAATCAACTCTAGTGTGTGAGCTCTTGTGTCTTTAATCTTCAGACCTTCACGCACTTTGGTGTTATTGAATGTTTTAATGTATGTAAGAATAACATCACTTGTTGAAATACGATTCAAGTTTAATGAATTGATTGTTTGAAAAGTTCTGCCTGCTTGAGACAGAATAGATGTGACAGTTCTTGTTTCTTCTTCGGTAAATGAGGCAGTGCCTGAAGCATCAACAAAGTAAGCATCACGGAACCAAACATCTTTGGTTGTTGTAAGATTCTTAATATCAATGTTGAATGAGGCTTTCATATCAGAGAATGTTTTACCTGTATATGAAGTATGAAACACCACACCCATCTGAGCAGCCAACATCATTTGTGCTAACTTAGAATCAGCAGGCACAGCATAGACAATTGTATTTGGTTGAAATGTGATGTAGTCTTCACCATCAATTGTTTTGTTCTGTATATCACCTTTAGCAAACATCATGTCGCCTTGTAATACACCCTTAATGCCTAATTTTGGCAAATAACGTAATGCAACTTTAAGTTTGGAGTTTAATCCTTCTGAAGCATGGTTTGCATCAATGTCTGCATCGGTGTAGTTTAACTTAGGATTGGCATTGAATACACCTTTAGTACCAACAAAGAATTTGCCATTGTCTGGATTAATACCACAGAAAATAGCAGGTGCACCATCCCATTTTGTAGTTAGGTTCACTTTAGAATTAGAATGGCCTGCGAGCATGTCACGGAGAGATTGCAAGAAGTTGATTGCATCTCTAACACCAGATACACCACGATTCAGAACTTCATCTTCAATGTGTTCTAGGTGAAGGTTAGCACCTTCTTTTTTTGATTCGGTTAAAAATTGTGTGAATTTCATTTTAGGATATTTTTACGAAAAAGGAACTTTGGTCTGTATTCGAAGCAGCATATCTCACAAAGTCGGTAGCAATTTTATTACGAGTAGCCGTGTTTGCACTTAGGAATATATCAATAAATTTCATGTTCATATATTTAGAGAACAGATATCCTTTTGAATCTTTTTGTTTATTATTAGCATTCATAACAAATTCTTCATATGGTAATATTTTGCCATCAAAGTGTTTTTTATATAGTGCATAAAATTCTGGAAAAAAGTCTTTTGTCTTAACGAATTTTAAAACTTCATCTTCACTCTTATCAAATAAACCTTTACCAACATATTTTTTCAAATAGAAGTTGACATTACCACCACCAATTTTACCACCGGCAGCTGTTGCTCCTTTAATTTCTCCTTGCCAGCTGGCTTCACCAGATGTAGCTCGAAACTGTACTTCTCTATCGCCAATGGACATGTACAAGTCAATAGAATTGAAGAATGGAGGTAATGGGCCACGTTCTGAAGCAGATGTTACTCTGAAACTGGCATATCGATATTCTTTTGTTTGTTTAGCCGATAATGCGTTATATTCTTCAATGTGTGCTGAAGCGCCAACCTTTTTTAAAGACACACCAACTAATTTTTTGGCTCTAGCTAAGTCATAAATGTCTTTGTTCAATGAAGCCCAAGAATCGGTACTAATTTTTGGCACAGTTTTTAAAGTGGTCATCCAAATATCTCCTGGATTCCATTTGTCATCAGAAAAAGAACCTGGTGCTTGTGGGTTATCTGATTTTTTATCAGCATCAAATACAATCTTTTTTCCAGAATATACTTCGTTCATAAATTTAGAACCTCTATGAAAATACACAGGTGTTCCAGACATTTTATAATTTCTATACAATATGTTTGCTGATTTTACATATGATTGTACCCACTCTGGAGGTGAACGGTCTATGATTGTATCAAAGGTTTCAGACAAATCGCAATATTGCATTGCCTTTTGTAGGCCATCATACGTCAAATCTTCCCATTTAATTTCTTTTTTTATCACATTATAAATCAAGGAACAAACTAATGCTTGACCACATTCAACGATAGCAGTAACATCAGCACCAGCACCAGAACCACCACCGCCAAAGTCGGGGTCTTTCTTAACCTCTTTCAAAGAAATTTTACGAGTGCCGACAAATAGAGTATAGGTTTTCTCATCCCAATTGGTGCCTTTTACTTTAGCTCCATTGTTTAAAGTAAACTCTTTTCCGTCAGCAATTTTCAATTTAATAATTTGACTACGTGCAATTCCTTTATATGGACCTTTGCCGGCTTCTTTCTTTAAATCTGCTGGTGTCATCAATACTCCTTTTTGGAGTATTTATCCTACCAGAATTACCGAATTATGTCAAGCACTTTATCACCAGTCCAGACTTCTTGTTCTGTACGAATACGACCTTCTGTCTTCAAGGTCTCAAATCGATTGATAGCCTTCTTACGCCACCACTCTGTAATATTGGCCAGATTATGTTTCTCATAGTTCTCACCTGGAATTAACTTGTCAGTCTTTCCATTTACAAAATCAACCATGTTCTTAAAACCATAGTCTGAAATGAAGTAACGTTTCTGTTCATTCAGATTCTTGGCATTCTCAATCGTCTGTGCAAACTTAGTAGCCTCTGGTGTGCCTTTGAGGCCAATCTTAATCATAGACACCATTGCATTAGAAATCTTCAACTTGCGTGAAGAAGCACCTTCTGGTGCAAGTGGTTCACCAATGATATTCTCAATGTATTCTTTGAGGTCACTATAAGTTTTACCATGTAACATCGGCAAGAAATCACTATCAGTTAAACCTTTGAAACGAATCAGAGGTTTCATACCATCATACTGTGATACTGCCTTTGAAGAACCATACAAACTGGTTGTTTCAAACAAGCAGGTGGTCATCTTATACTTTTCATCCAACATTCTACGTACTTCATGTGTTGTACAAATGGCTGCAAGTAATTTACCACCGAGATAATTGAAACCAAATGGTTGTGCAGGTACAATCACAAAACCCATAGCGGCACATTGATTGAACAATTGAGCACCACCTTCATGTTGCGTGAATACTTGGCCAAGCATTTCGTTGCGTGGTTTACAATTGATAACAGGAGAACCAAGACGAATAAAACCAACCCACTTCTGTGATTTCTTTTCCCAAATTGCCAATCTTAAACACCGACCAGGAATACTGGTCATGTTTGAGTGACTTGAAATCATATTGAGATAAATGTCCCACCTATCTTGTGGTAACTCCATGATTTCAAATTCCATATCAGCAGGTGACATAGTGAAATCAGAAAACAAATCTTCTTCTGGTCCCATGCCAGGCAAAGTAAATGGTCTTTCGGCCATTGAATTTAGTTTCTGTTCTCTCATGTATTCATCAATACGACCAAACTTATCAAAGTAGTTGGAGAATACATTTGCACAATGTACGGCTTGTTCTTTAGTTAATGTCATACTTTAAGTCCACCAAAATTCTTACTGAATTTCTTCTCACGGTTTCCAAATGTATTCAAAGGTTTATCTTCAACTTGACCTGCATCAACAATATCTGCCTGTGCTGAATCTTCTGCATCATACAGCCGCATCTTTGCTCTATCAACACCAACAACGAATCGTTTGAAGTTGTTAGGGTCAGAGTATCGATTCTTCAATTGTTTCACCAAGATTTGGTTTAATTGTTGCAATTCTTCATTAGTCACCAATGCAAACATAAAGTCGGCAGTTGCAGGCAAACCAAATGATTCTGAAGTATCTTCAAGGCCTGGATCCGAATTGCTGAAACCACTACGAGTTGTTTGTGTTGCAGAAACAATTGGCACATTGTGTTCAACAGCCAAACCACGCAGTTCTTCAGCGATAGACTTGATGTAAGTATAAGAGTTAACAGAACCACCTGCCTTGATACGTGAAGATGCACAAATGTTCAAATAATCAATAAAGATAATATGTGGAACAAAGTTCTTCTTCAGATGCAATTCACTTAACAATGCTCTGAAATGTAGTGATGAAGCACTAGCAGTTGGATATTCTTTGATAATCAATTTACCATGAGCCTTGTTTTGTAACACCTTGAATTTACGTTCATAGTCTTCTTTACTGATTGTGTGAAGTTCATTCAAATCAATATTTAGCAAATTAGCATCGATACGTTCTGCAATACGTTCTTCGGCCATTTCCATTGTAATGTACAAAACATTATGACCTTGATTCAAGCAACCAGCGGCAACGTGACACATGAACAATGATTTACCAACACCAGTACCTGCAAGTGCAATGTTCAAGGTCTTGGTCGGCAGTCCGCCTTTTGTAATCTTATTGAAGATATCAAGGTCAAACTTGATACGAGATTCTACCTTGTGATAGAAATCAAAACGAGAATCATAATCTGCCATGTAATCATGGCCAATGTGTTGGTCAAAAGAAACACCAAGAGCATCACTCAGTAGTTTTGGAATCTCACCCTTAGGTTTATCTCCGTGTTTGTCATCAAGGATTGATACTGATTCCATGATGGCATTGTAGATGGCTTTATCTTGGCAGAACTTCTCAGTTTGCTCAATTAACCATTTACTCTCAACCTTTTCTTCTTTACTTGAATGTAATTCTTTAAGAAGTTCAATTGATTGTCTTACTTCAGGTTCAGTTAGTTTTTTACTCTCGGTGAAATTAATGATGAGAGATTCATGAGTCGGTAGATTTTTGTATTTGTTTACAAACTCAAAGATTTCTTTGAATACTACCTTCTCTGTATTGTCGGCAAAGTAATCCGACTTGATGAATGGCAAAACTTTACGGGTAAAGTCCTCATTGTATATCAGATTCTTCAGTATCGTTTGTTCTAGTCGATTCATTTTGTATAATAATTTCTGTAAGTATGTCACCTATGATTGTAACAAAATTATCATTATTTTGCAAGGCCTGCTTGTCATGTTGACCTGAATGATAAATGTTATAGTTAAACTGAAGTATCGGTATCACCGATTCGGGCTTCAATTTAACCATACCATAAGAGTAAACCACACCGGTGTATTCACCCGATGTGATTTCTACCAAAGTTGAGTCATCAGACTCACTTTGTTGGAACCGATACTCAACTTTCTTCGGTTTCTTCGACCACGGGAGTTTCTCCCATAATGCTGCCATAAGCGATTTCATATTTGTGTTTAATGAATTGTTTAAATTTCGGATCTTTTAAAATTGGTTCCATGAATTCAGCTGACGTTGTGTCAGCAATTCGTTTCTTGTCACCAACTTCACCAGTTGCTTGGTCTACTTTTGCATACCAACCATTGGCAGGTTTAACCACATGTCCGGATTCAATAGCAAGGTCAAGCAGACCAGAGTAACGGCTGATGCCACCGTCAAAAGATACAGAGATAGGAATTTTAGATTTTTCTTTAACATAACGTGATTTTTCGACATTGATAATAAAATGATAACCAACAATTTCAGTACCTTCTTTGTCTTGTTGACGACCGAGAATATAAATGTTGTCAGCTGAGTAATATGAACCTGTACCACCACCAACAATATCTTTAGGGAACATTCCAATTTCTTTGTATGTGTGATTCACAACAACCATAGGAATATCTTTAATGGTTAAGTGTGGTGTTACCATACGGAACAAACTCTTAACTTGTTTTGCTCTAGACATATCTGCAACTGATTTGCCTTCAAGAGCATCTTCAACTTCTTTCTTCGAAGCCAAATTGCCAATTGAATCGAGGATAACCATAAGTTTATCACCACGTTCAATGTTTTCAAACTGTTGCATAATATCAAACTTCAACTGTTCAATATTGGTCAATGGTGTATGCAACACACGATCCATATCAATACCAAATGTTTCAAAGTATTTAACTGGTGTACCAAACTCTGAATCATAGAACAATAGAATTGCTTCTGGATATTTGTCCATGTAAGATTTAGCCATCAACAAACTAAACGCTGTCTTGAAGTGTTTAGATGGACCTGCCCACATTGTAAGGCCTGGTGTAATGCCGCCATCTAACCGACCAGATAGTGCAACGTTAATCATTGGCACGGCAGTCGGAATCATATCTTTTTCTGTGAAGAATTTAGACTTAGATAGAATTGCACTATCTTTAATTGTCGAATTCTTTTTCAATTTCTCAAGTAAACTCATTTTAACCTCTTTTTAAAAAAAACTCTCTAAGGAATTCTGTTGTTCTGTTGTCCAATTCATGCAATCTAAAATTACTTTAATTGGTTCAAGGAATGCCTTATTGAATTGCATATCATAATCAATAAACTCTTGCAAGCCAAACTCCACTGGCAATCTATTTGGGTATGAAATAACCGTATCTTTCATGGGATTTGGTTGTTTCAAATATGTGAATTTAATCTTCTCACCTTCTTGAATCAATGCATACTTTTTATCAAGTTTCATTGCTTTCAGTTTGGTGTTATAAAGAATAGCACCCTTCACATGGATTGGTGTACCCTTCTTATATAGAGTCACATTGTCAGAGTATTCTTTCAGACCATTCAGACCACGGGGGAAAGAAATATCTTCAGCCGGCAACTGCTTAAATTCATTTCTGAAATCTTCAATGAATTTATGAATATCGGATTCGGTGCCGTTAATCATAATGTCAATTGATTTTCTCATCTTCTCACGGATGGCAGCAGGTGTAGATGACTTAATCATCTCAAGGCCCATGACTTTCATCTTAGGTTCTTTGTACTGCACACCTTCATTATTAAACACATTTAGAATGTAACGTTTCTTGGCAGTCCAAATACCTTTGTTAGCCAAACCTTCACGTTTCATCTGCATCTTCTGAGCATAGGCATGAACATAATCAGCCAACTCTGTATAAGATTTATCTATGTGTGGTTGAAGTTTTTCTTCACAAACTTTGTCCATGAATTCAATAATCTTTTGTTCAGGCACACCACTTTTCTTACCATAAACTTTTTCAACCAATTCACCAAGACGGAGGTAAATCGAATCAGTATCAGAAGCAATCACATAGTCTTTATCACTATCTAGCAACTTGTTCATGTACTGGTTAATTTTAGCTTCGATCCAACGAATAGAAAATTGACCAGCAGTAGTAACACCCAAGGCCATTCTAAGGTCATAGAATCTGAAATACTGGGAACCTAGAGCACCGTAAGCACTATTGAGAGAGACTTTCTTGGCCAATTGCAGGTTATCATAACGAGCAATCTTGTTTTTCAGTTCATACTTTTTATTAGGATCAGTCTCAACTTCATAATCTTTCTTAGCTTGAATCATCATTTTCTTAAACTTTGAACGATCCACATACATTTCTTCTAGCATCTGAGGTAAGAAACCTTTTTTAGTTGTTGAGAAGAATTGACCATTTGGAGTAATAGTTACACCACTCATATTTGATAGATTAACTTCTTTAAGCAACAATTTATCAACGCTTACACCAGAAGAAATGATTTGTCTCATCTCAGGAGTATAATCATGTGGCTCAACCAATGTTTCAGGTGAAATGTTATATTGCATCATCAGGTGAGGATACAAACTGTTCAAGTCAAATGATGCCACATAGTTATGCATACCGACTTGTGGGTCTTTAACATAGGCACCTTCAAAGGCCGCAGTCTTACTCTTTACAACTTTAGGAGGAACAATAATCTTTTTGTCCAACAAGTAATTGTAAATCAAAGAATCCCACATACGAGTTTGTGCAAAGATATCTTCGTAGTTTGTTTTGGTATCATAAGCAAGAGTCAAGCCCAACTCAATCAACTTCAACTTGTTCTCTAGTTTGAAAATCAACTCTACGTCTTTGATGTTGTACTCAATAAACTTTTGGTAATCTAAACGATACAACTGATGCAAGTTATCGAACTCATCATATGAAATCTTACCTTCACCCAATTCAACTTGTGAAATATTATCCAAACGATATGACTCTTGTGATTTACCACCTGGCGCATACCATCTGTACAATTCAATATAATCTAATGTGGAAACACCTGTGAATTCATATGCAATTAGCTCACGATTGTTCACAACAGCCTTACGACTATTGATATAATTCCATGGTGATAGTTTCTTAACATCGTCATCACCGAGAATTTTAGTGATACGATTCACAAGATATGGAATATCAAAGAACTTAACATTCCAACCAGAAATTACATCTGGACAATTTTCTGACCAAAAGGCCAAAAACTTTTTACACAGGTCATATTCATCATCACACTTGGTGTAGATAACATCTTCACGGTCATTTCTAAACTCACCACAACCAAATACAGTTGCAACACCATTCAAATACTTGACACAAATAGCTGTGATAGGTTCATTTGCTTGATATGGGTCAGGGAAACCATTTTCAGAACCAACTTCAATATCGATAACTGCAATTGAAACATGGTTAATGTCCCAATCAATCATACCTTTGTGTTGGTCAGCAATGAAAGCATATTGAAAGTTGGCATTACCAAATACATCAAAGCCTTGAACACCATCATAACGTTTAACGAAATCACGAGCCTCACGCATACCTTCGAACTTCATAGGCTCAAGATATTCACCTTCAAGTGTTTTGAAGTTAGTGGTTTTATTAGAGCGTAAAAACAAAGTCGGCGTGTAAGCAATTTTATACTTAACACGCCGGCCGTCTTTTACACCACGATAGAAAATATTGTTGCCAACACCGACAACGTTAGTGTAATATTGATTAGTCATTCATACATTATATCAGAATTTTGGAATAGATGTGGCAATTTGAATGCCAGACCCAAACATTTCACTATACTGATTCATCAATTCCCGTAAAGGAGTTGTGGTACAAAGAATGTCCTCATTATTGATTCTGATACCAGTTTCAAATTCTTCACAGAATTGGATAAAAGGAGAGAATGCCATCATAGGGCCATCTTTAGTTGGTTGCATGATGCATTGAACAGGTTTCTTTACCAGAATATAACCTGATTCTTCCACAACCTCAGCCAAAAGGGTGTGGTTTGTTTTGAAAGTAATTAATTGGAGATTCATACACGAACCTCCGCATCAACTACACCAATGGTAACCCAACGTTTTGGGATAAGCATCTCACGGCCGTTAAACTTGTGAGCATCAATGGTTGGGTCTTGCATCCAACCAACAACCTCGACCTTGTTATCAAACTCACGCAAGAACAGTTCATATCTGTCCGCATGAGGCATTTTGTACTCATTGACCAACCTTTTGGCCACTTCACGTAAATTCATATTTACCTCTTAAAAAATATACGATAATGTATTATAACAGACTTCTTAATAAATTGCAAGCTTTTACTTGGCAAACTTGGTGAAATCTGGCTTCTTCCAACCTTCAGGTTTAAGAACTTTGCCGTCTTCACGTTTGATTACCGTTTTAGTTTTGCTATCAATCTTCTTTAGGTTACTAAGGGAACCTTCATCCCAAACACCCTTTGTGTCCCAACCACGAGACTTCATATACCCAATGATTACCCACATAGTATCAAAACAGGCATCGATGGTTTCAACATCATCATTCTTACTAACAGCATCAATGAATTCGTGGTATTCTTCATTGATTAGCCTTCGGTACAACAATGCTTGTTCACCATTATCCGTATCTGTAGTTTGGCCTGCAGCCGTCATAAACGTTTCAACATCTTTAAAAACACTAGTCATATTTAATTACCTCTACGTTACACTTCTTTAAAAATTCAATTCCGTCATCATCACGATAACTATTCCGATAATAAACACTATTGATACCACTTTGGAAAACCAACTTGGCACAATCAATACAAGGCGCATGAGTTACAAACATAGTAGCACCTAAACCACTCTCAGTAGTCCTAGCCAATTTAGCGATTGCATTGGTTTCGGCATGTAGTACCTCTGGTTTGGTTTTAAGTTCTTTGCTAAAATTATTGTAATCATATCTAGGATCACTAGGATGAACATCAGCAACATATTCACAGTTGTTATCCCATCCACTTGGCATACCATTGTAGCCAATAGAAATGATGCGGTCATCTTTTACAATAATTGCACCAACTTGAAGTCTCTTTGCTGAAGATAATCCTGCATATACTTCAGCCACTTTCATGTGTGCATCTATAAATTTCTGTTTCATATTAAAATAGCAAGTGGAAATTGCTTCGCTTTCAATTTATTTGCATAAACAAAGAAAGGTAAAAACCTTTCACCCAAATAACCAGGATATCTCCAAGGATATATTTCACTACATCTTCCATCTTGTACTGGATAAACTTCACTACAATTATCGAAAACATACTTTAATATTTGGAACAACTCAGTAGCATACTTAACAAAGCATTCACGTTTCATAATATAGGATGTTTCAGCGTGCATTGAGTTGTTCTCTGTAAACCACGACATATCATTTACATATTCAGGACATAATTTTGTAATAGCCTCTTTGAATAGGAACCAATGTTCAGGCAGTTCATACATTAAGTATTGTTGCTCGATTGAACAATTAAAGGTAACATTCTTATTGGTGATTACATCATATGACTTGAATAGTTCTTCAATCAAATCTTTTTCTTCTTTTGTACCAAATTGGTCAGCAACCTCTTGTGTCGGAGGCATATTGACTTTATCTTGTGGTATCTGGTCGTTCAGCAAAAGATATCTACGATAGGTTAAACATCCAACATAATCAGGAAGATTTGTTGAAGACTTTAACATCATATACTCAGTTGCTTGAGCACCCATTGCACGATAAAATTGTTCGTCACTTACACCAACATAGTAGTGTCGGAAGTCTTTGATTTCTTCTGTAGCATCAACTGCCTTAATTGATAGTTTATCACCCGCAAAGGATGGAATCAACCAAGACGAATTGAGGTTAATTGGAAAATCTTTATGGAAATGACTGAGAACAAGTAATGACATAATATATTAAAATGGAGCCGAAGCTCCATCAATTAAACTGTTTCTTTTTCTTGAAGCAGTTGTGGTTTAGGTAACTTTAATCCATTACCGATTTCAATTTTACGTGGTTTCTTGTGTTCAGGAATTACATTCTCCAAACCAATTCGCAAAATTCCATCCTTGAATTCTGCACCACGGACTTCAACTGTATCAGCAATTGTTAAAGATTTTGTGAACGAACGAGTACCAATACCACGATGGATATATGTTACTTCGGTGTCCTTATCTTTCTTTTCACCTTTGACAACAAGAAGTCCATCGTCCAACTCAATGTCGATTTCATCCTTGGCAAAACCAGCAACGGCCAGTTCAACGACATAATGACTGTCATCTACTTTGATTACGTTATGTGGTGGAAAAGAAGTGTTGCGTGTCGGTGCTTGACCTTCAACGAGTCTTTCGAGCTCATTAAACAATTGGTCAAATCCAACAAACTGAGGATACAATGTTGTAAAGCGAGTCATAGTTTTCTCCTATTAAGCGAGTTGATAAAATTGATACCCCGAAGGCATATCATCCAGCTTACTTTATACTGGACCAACTAACGTGTGGCAGTTCAATTGCACGGACGCCTTGTTACCGTAGCATCAAACGGCCCTAAGGTGGGTTCGTTGAAGGTGTTTAACAAGGTTACCTCCCACCTTGTCCCATCCCGAGTGGGTTTAATTATTTAGTTAGCGTTTCGAATGCCAAGCGGTTAACAAAATACTTTCGTTGTGGGTTACTCTCTTTATAGACAAGTATAAACTCAACTTCATTTATTTTGTTAACATCATTATAATTATCCGTCCACACAATATCACCCGTGTAGAGGTTTTTCAATTGTACTTTTTTTGGTTCTGTTTTCATAATGTATCACCATATCAATAATCCTGAGTTTTCTTACCAATGTTATACTTAGCAATAAGTTCCCATTGGTCTTTCTCTTTGAAAGCTATAATTTTAATTTGATGTAATGGTGCAATGTTGTCAGTCATAATTTCTTTATTCAAGATTTTAATCAGACCCCATTCTTCTAATAAATTGGCAATAGCATTACGTCTTTGAATATCATTCTCAGAAATATTAGATGGTTTTCCGTCTAATGCAAACAATTCTTTAAAGTGTACAATATAATACTTACCCTGCTTATGCAGAATATGGCAAGATTGGTATAACACTTTCTCTTTGCGAGAGGATACACCAATTCTTGTTAGGGTTTCACGAACCTTTAAAAAATCATCCTGTTCGTTAAGAATAACCTCAACGAACTTTGATAAATCAACCATATCATTTCCTTAATCCACCGGTGTCGGTTTTTTCTTTTAATTCTTGGATTTGTTCTTTGCTAAGGAGACGCAAGGCGTCACGAGCTTTAGAATTGGAGAAATTATAGACTTGCTTTATACATTCTAAATCTTCACTTTTTTCAACTTTAGCCCACTTAGCAAATGGTCTTTTCTGTGACCTTACCGTATTTAGAAGGAAATCATTCTGTAGTTTTTTATCGAGGAAGTGCCTCCGGTTCATCTCATTTGCATACATGATACAGTCTTTATGATAGGAAAGACTGCGATTGACTAGAAAAGGTGCATATTCCTTTTCTGTAGCCTCATCTACAATTAACTGTTTCTTGTTTTGTAGGATTGAATTGACATAATCAAATGGACTCATGTTAGCATCCTAATCAATCCAACAGAATCAATTGTTACCAAAAGCATGTAGTTAGCCAACATGCCAAAAGATTTGCGAGTCCAAGCAGCCCAAGCGTAGAGACCACAGCCGACAATCCAAATAGGGTAAAGATATAGTAGGGGAGGATTCGGGACTGTGAGAGCCATGGTAATAGAACACCCAATACTGATACCCCAAGCAATAAGCTCAACGCCAAAACGAAAACGATTACTGTACCAGTCATTTTTAATCCATTCTACTGTAGGTTTGAATAAATCTAAAATCATACAAACTCACAATTCACCATGATTTCTGTCAAGCAAGCAACTGTATTAATCTCATGGTCGGCCACAAAAGCAGACTTGTACTGGTAGTCAGCAAGAATCAATACTGCTTGTGGAATAGATTGAGGTTTCATTACATCATACATCGAATCGTAAATCTTACGGAATAATGTACCAGAATCCACTTCATTGGTTGCAACCCATTTACGAATAGCACCAAAGTCCTTATCACGGATAAACTTTACAACTTCATCAATAGAAACATCACCGATTTGAGCAAGAATGCCTGTATCGATTTTACCAAACTGTGAGTAACGCTGTAACTCATTTAGAATACGGCGAAAATCTGGAAAGTGTTTCTTTGTTAACTCAGCAATAACCTTGTCTTCATACTCAACATTTTCACTTTGCAAAACATTCTGAACTCTCTTAAAGAACGCAGAGGCCATCTTGGCTTTCTCACCATTCTTCAACGAGAATTCAATAACTGCACAACGTGAATGCAATGGTTCAATGATACGATTCTTGTAATTACATGTGAAAATGAATGAACAATTGCTTGCAAATTCTTCAATAGCATTACGTAAGGCTGGTTGTGTAGAATTAGGATTCAAATAATCAGCTTCGTCAATGATGATGACCTTGCGGCCACCAGTTAAACTCATTGACGAGGCATAATTCTTAATCTTGGTTCTGAATGTGTCAATACCTGATTCGTCAGAACCATTGATTACCATGTAGTCGCAACCGATTTCGTTGCACATGGCTTTCGCTACTGTTGTCTTCCCTACTCCTGCCCCACCAGCCAGCAGAAGATTGGGAATGTTTTTCTGATTCACGTATTCTTGGAATGGTTTTTTCAACCTTTCTGGTAGAATACAATCCTCGATTGTTTGAGGCCGATACTTCTCTGTCCACAATAGATGTTCCATAGGAACCTTTCACATAAATCATAATAAAAAAAAGAACAATTATTCTTTGGAGAATTTACTACCTTGTTCTGTAGTAATCCAGTATTGCAATGTTACATTTTTGTTTTTGAAATGTGAGATGCCTTTTGATGAAATGGATACATCATATGTTCCAGGCAAAATCTTGCTAACATTTTCTGTTTTGAAAATCATACGATACTTACTACCATTACCAACAGTATCAAGTTTCAATGCATCAGTATGAGCAGAATCATTTTGTGTGTCTAATGTCACAATGTTTACTTCTGTACCATCAGATTCAATAGCAATTTGTGGTGAAGACAACACAGATGCCGCACGGAGAATCCAATCAAAATCTTCTGACGTTAGGTTGAAAGTAATTTCAGCCTCAGGCATTGTCAGTTCTTTTTCTGGTGGCGTGTTAATCATTGTAGGGTCACAGAAGCGGTACTTAATCTTAGAACGGCCTTTGTTGCCAACGATTACAACATGTTTTTCATCAAACTCAAATGATGGGTCATCTTTGTGTAAAGAAACAACCGACAAAAAGTTGTTTAGGTCATAAACACCAAAATCTGTAGGCACTTCTTCATTGATTGTCACTTGTGCAAGAATGTTCTTGTGTGACGATACGGTCTTTAGGGTTTTACCAGTTTTAAAGAACAGACCTTGGTTAATAGTACCAAAATTCTTTAAGACGGAAAGGGTTTCACTCGATAGTTTCATAATATACTCCAAAAAAATTAATCATTCACAGAATGGATTGTATCATGTTCATATAGAAACATGAGGCAACACATAGCATGAGCAAGGTGATGTTTGCCAGATTCAACATCTTCAATTTCACCCGTTTTCCAAGCCCATAAATGCCTCTGTAGGGCATCAAAATACCTGCGTTTTGAATCAGGTACTTTTTTCCAATTATCACGCTCATACTTTTGGGCACCAAATGTAAGAACGTCAACAGTAGCTTCTAATGCCTTCGGCGGTAACAAGCCGTATTCTAGCTTGTTACCATCGAATTTGCGACCACCAGTAGTGGCGGTTTGAGAAGCTTTTACTACATCCGTATCTTCTTCATCAAACCTTGGCGTCATAGTTTTCCTGTGTACTGTGCAACAGCAGGCATATTACCAGTAAAGGCATATGTACCAATGTGTTGTGTTCTCATCCATGGACACAAGAAGATTTTACCACCCATCTTGCGCCACATTTGGCAGAACATATAGTCTTCACTTAGATAACGTTCAGAACCACCGCCTGTAATACTATCTTTGGTATCAATTACTGTATCAAAGAAAGCATGGATGTATCGTGAGCCATCAAAGTTTGCTTGGCCAACATGGTCTGGTTTGTATTTGATAGTTGGATATTGTTTTTCCATTTTCTCAAACACTTCACTCTTAACCAACATGAAACCTGTACCAATTTCCATAACTTCAAGTGGTTCTGTTACAGTAAATTGTGATGTGCCTTTAACAACGTTGAAGACATATTCGCCAACAAGGTTCTCAAGCTCTCTAGGTTCCAAACCTGGATGTGTACGTGCCGCAGAAGCGATATTACCCCAGTTGATAGATTTCTTAGGATAAGGACCACCAATAACATCCTTATCAAGTGCTAGAAGTGCTAACACATCTTGCGGACTGTAATGAATATCAGAATCGATAAACAATAAGTGTGTAAAACCAGAGCGCAAGAATTCGTCAACCAAATAATTTCTAGCTCGAGTGATTAGCGATTCATTAAACAGGAATGAAAACTTAGTTTCAACTCCGTATTTCGCCATTGTAGTTTGTAAGTCTAAGCAAGACTTAACATAAAGGCCGTGTGACATGCCACCATACATTGGTGTAGCAATAAACAACTTTGCCTTTTTTAGTTCTTCAAGTTTAACTTCAATTTCCATAATGTATCCATAAAATAAAAAAGAGGAGGGATACTATTATATATCCCTCCTCTGAGTGTTATTCTATAAAGAATTAGGCAAAAGCACGTGTTCCTTGTGAACGAATTGCGGCGATGCCAGCAGCAACTACACGTTTAGTTGGTGTGCCCAAACGATAGAACGAAACCTTGTCACCAGATGGTGTAACACGGCTGTTCAAGTAGATTGCATAGCCTTCGTTACGCAATTCATTGATGGTTGCGGAAGGATTTGCAACACCGAAAACAGATTGCATCTTGGTAGGTGTCAATGTGTTGTAAGAACCAGTCTTGGAAAGATAGGCGAGGACTTTAGATTTAGCGGACATAGTAGTCTCCATAATAAAAACGAATCTCAATTGAGGGGAAGTATTTGAGAGGAGATTCATTCTCTCAAAATATGATATATTATAACACGTTTAAGTGAGTGTGTCAACACTTTTTACGGCAAAGAATAATCTCTGCCGCATTTATTAGAATGGAATTTCTTCCGATTGTTGTGTGGTTTCAGGCACAATAACAGGTGGCGCATCAGGATTAATACCTGCATCAATCTTGGTATACAAATCAACAAAACTTGCCTTTGTGTCATCATCAAAACGGTTTAAGCACAAGCCAATAGATTTCATTTTATCACCATGAATACCAAATGTATTCACAATGTGTACCAAACGGCGAGTGGAAATCACTTCATCACAACCACCATCCAAGAATGTTTTACGAATGGTATCTGCCCACATTACCAGTTTGTCGGCAAAGTCTTCATCATCACGACCAACAGAAACCAATTCTTTCTTAATGATTTTCTTTTCAATATTAGTTGGTGGCCATTGTTGTTCGTATGTATTGGGGAAACGCTCAAGGAACGCTTCGTTCAAAACATTGGTGAACATGTAACGACCATCATCTGAACCTTTACCTTTAGTATTTGCAGTAGCAAACACGGTGAAACCTTCAGCAGGTGTAATCAATTCACCTTTCTTTTTCAACATGAAAGGTTTGCCTTCAAGTACACGTTGCAAAGAGGAAAGGTTCTGAGCACCATAATCGATTTCATCAATACATAACACAGCGCCTTGACGAGCCGCTGTTGTTACAGGACCATCACGCCATTCCATATTACCATCAATCAACACATAGTTACCAAGCAAATCACCTTCATCAGTTTCAGGTGTCATTGATACGCAAATGAATTTACGGCGAGCCTTTGCACAGGCCTGTTCAATAGACATTGTTTTACCATTACCTGAATGACCAGTAATGAATACTGGAAAGAATCGATTTGATTTCACGATTGAAACAATATCGTCAAAGTCACCGAATGGGACATAATTGCGATATGGTGTTGGAATTAAGTTTGTAGTATCAAGGTCAGTAACTACATTAACAATTCTATGATTTGATTGTTCAACTGGTTTTTTCATAGGCACAACATTGGCTTGCATTGATATTAATGCGGGATTAGGTACAAGGTATTTACCACGACCAACACGGTTCGATTCTTCTTTGGTAAACCATTGAGCACCAGAAATGCCAAGAGTTGCACAAATGGATTTGATTTCTGCTTTAGTCACTTCGGCTTTGCCAAGTGCTTGCAGAGTGGACATAAACTTTTCACGGATTTCAGTACGAGCTGTCATAATAAATCTTTCATAATATAGGGTATATTATAACACAACAGGAGGTATTGTCAACCACCCTGTTGTATTAATACAACACTCAGGCAGCAATGCCTTGAATGAACTTGGAGACTAACACTCGGTTAATCTGTTTGCCTTTATTGAACTTCATAAAAGCATTCTTGAGCTTAGATGCTGTAAGTTTACCATCAACCTCAATTTCACCATCATTGGTCATTAAATCATTTCCACCAGAAATTAGGAAGAACGAATCATAACCAGGATTGAATGAATGTAAAAACTTCTGAGTATCCAATTTACGCTTCAGTTGTTTAATCAACTCAGCATCTATGTTAGCATCAGAACGCTTAGTGTATAGAGGTAATCTATTTTCATTATGGTAGTAATGTCTAATGATGCCCTTTGAACGATGAGGAGGAACAATAAAGAAACCAAAAATCTTAGAGTTGGTTGTAGCGGTAAACCACTCAGCAACCGAAACAAACATTTCATTGCTTAAGTTGTTAGACTTAACTAGCTTCTGGTATTTTAATTTGTTATCTTGAAGGATAACATTCTCATACAATGGATGAAACCAATTGTAACCACCTTCATCATTTGCCACACAATTAGTGGAGTCAGCATCACCGTCATGGATAATTACCAAGTTTGTAATATCCAAATTGTTGCTACGTTTAAAGTTTTTCATAATTGCTTGTGTTGCAACCAAAGCTTCTGTCAAAGGAGTATTTGAAAGTCTTTCAGAATGTGGTCTTTGCACAACACGAGCATAACGACCGCCTTCATAGGACTTTTTCAACAATACCATGTTACGCAAGGCCTTGGTAAATTCAGCATTTGTCATTTTAGAATTTAAATATTCACGCAATGAAATAGCTTCAAATTTTAATTCACCAGATTGGTACATAAAACATTGACGAACTTCCATAGGATTTCCAAGAACGCTAAGTGGTACAGCAGTAGTCTTGGGATTATCAATTGACCATGTGGAAGAATCATTACTGAATGCATAAACATGGAATGGAATGTTTACTTTACGGCAGAACATGGAAAGAACCAAGATTTGTTCAATAGAACCTGCCATGTTATCTGACATAGAACCAGAATAATCAAGCAACAGAATCAAACCATGTGATTTGCCTTTTGGCACTTGCATGATTTTACGGAAGATATTGTCATCAAAACGGTATGAAGCCAGTTTGTTAACATCAACATCACCAGTATCCGATTGCTTTGCCTTACTGAATGATTTGGCAGCCTTACGCATTTCAAACTCTTTGGCAAGCAATGCAATGTAACGTTCATTTCTATTACGAAATTCTTGTACAAAACCATTGATTCTTTCATCTGTTATATAACCATCTTTAACCTGATTTGCAAAATCTAATGTCAACAACTCTTGAACCCGTTTTGCAGGTGTGATAATTTTAGACAAAATAGGTGTAGGCATATTAGCGTACACATAAGGCTTGCATTTTTCATCAAGCAATGTCACTTCGTTTTTGCGGTAGTTATCGTCAGTTACACATTCTGGATCAAAATCTTCTGAATCGAAATTGGACATTTGCGAATCTTTATCACGATTCACATTGTTGCCGTCATCATCAGAATCGGAATCGTCACCTTCACCATCAGAGTTACCATCGGTTTCTTCATCGGTAGTTTCATCTGAGGTTTCATCCGAATCTTCGCTGTCGCCAGATTCACCATTATCCAATTCAGTATCATAATCATAATCGGAATTGGTATCATCTTCATCTAAGGGATTGCCTTCAGCGTCATATTCAAAATCATCACCAATTGATAATTCAAATTGTTCATTCTTACAATAACCATAAATCTTTTCAGTTACCCGAAGCACATCATTCCATGTTTCAAGCATTTGAACTTCACCAATCATTTGCATTTCTTCAACAGAAAATCTAATGTTTTCGCTGTATTGGCTCTTGGTATAGATATTCAATCGGTCAATGAATGACATATGGTTAATGTCACGATGTTGGATGCCAAAGAAATCACGGTCACTTAATTCAGCATATGCTTTACGGAATGATGATTTAAGGCCTGGATATTTACGAATAACTTTTTTCTCAATGCGAGCATCTTCAATCACATTAAGGAAAGCTTTATAATTCTTACCTCTGTTTTTATCGGTAACAACATCATGCCAACCATCCGCAGGAGTATAAAGAGCATGACCGACCTCATGGCCGCCAAGCAAATCATACATGAAACTTGACATATCTTTCCACATAGGAAGATAAAGAATCCGTTTAGTTGGGTCAAATTTGGCAGTATGGATTTTTGAATGTTGAATGGTAAGGTTCTCAGTTGCCATCAACTTGGCAAGCTGAGATTTTTGTTCTACTGTAAATGCTGTCATGCAAAACCTTTTTGAATTTATCTAACCATTATATCAAAACTGGAGGATTTGTCAAGAGCCTGTTGCGTAAAAACAACAGTTGGGAAGTCGCATGGGACTTAGGAATGGAGCGGATAACAGGAGTTAAACCTGTCTGCCCGTTGGGACGGGCTGTCTCGGACTCTCCGCATTTGTGTCTATTATATAATTATATAGGCTGTTTGTCAAGCGTTTTAACGACCAACTTGGCAAAGATACTTCTCTTTTGCCTGTTCCCATGTTAGATAACAGAGGTCGTCATAGAACAAGGTTTCGTTATTGTTACGGCCTTTTTTGGCCAATTGTTTGATACGTGGTTTGGCATGTTTAGTTCTCCAAATATCAACTAAGGCTTCAACGCTTGTATCAAATGATTTAACCAAGTCATCATCACCAATTTTCTTATTAAGGTAATCAATAGAGTTATCGTATAGTGGCGACCAATAAATGCCTCGAGCATGGTCTGTACGAATCAACTCTTTAGGAATATTCAATTTAGAATAAACAAACTGAAGTGAACGATTCTTATGGTCACGCTTATGTGGTTGTCCGCTTGGCTTCTTTGCAACATACCATTCAAAGTATTTACGTGTATGTTTTGTTTTCAACCAATCACGAATATCATATCGTGTTTCTTTTTCTGGTTCAAATGATACCGAACCTGCCGTAAATCCCATTTTCTGCCAGTGGTCTAGACCATCATACTGAGAAAGTCCATCAGCCTTAGTTCTACCATACAATGAAGTTGTAGTTACAGAAACTAATGTGTCGCCATATAATTTCTTCCACAATTCTTGTACAGGATCGGCAAGACATAGAAGTGCCAGTAATTTACCACCAACATAATTAAAACCAAGTGGCTGCAATGGAACAATTGTAGAACCAATTGCAGTATGGTTAATCATACCGCCTTGTGTTTTAAGTTCTCTTGGCCAACCAATGTGATTATCTCTTGGTGTCAAATCAAGAAAGTCTGATGAAATACAAATAACACCAAGATACTTCTTTGTTACCTTATCACGAATGATGAAGTTTAGATTGCGGCCAATGTTAGAGTTGTTCTTCATTGTAGAAGAAAAGGTGCGAATACAATTCCACAATTCAGGCAAGTTCTCACCTTTGTTTGTGTAAATCATTTCAGGTTCAAGTTTCAGATAATCTTCAAGTGTTTCTGGAATCCAAAAGTTGTTCTTAATGTCATCAATAGCATCACGTTGAACATCACTCTGTAATACAACCTTCTCACCTTCCCACAAATCATTAACAGTCATTGTAGGATATCTGTCTTGCACTTCACACCATTTTTGGTATAATGTATATTCTTTGACATCCATCTTTGATACAAATGTAAGGTCACTAATGATTTTCTCACGTAAAGTCTCATCAGTCAAAACAGCAGGCTCTTTAAAGTCTGCATGCCATTTTGTCCATTGCGTATCTACATCATCTTTTGGGTCAAATCCGTATGCCATTATTTCTTTCTATTTCGCACATGTTTCTTAATGCGTTTTTCTTGTTTATCTTTAGCCAGTCTGAGTGCAACTGGACCAACATGTTCGGTAAACTTAGTACCATTCATATGATCCAATTCATGTGCAAAACATCTTGCAGTCAGACCTTCAATTCTTTGTCGTATTAGTTCGCCATTTTCAGTAACGTACTCTACTTCCAACCAACTAGGCCTTGATATCTTAACATATAAACCAGGGAAAGAGAGGCAACCTTCATTGTCTTTAATCAAGTCTGCCGAAGCATCAATGATTTTAGGGTTGATACAAACCATATTAGTTTCTTCATACCCAATAACGAATACTCTTTCCATAACACCACATTGGTTTGCAGAAAGGCCAATGCCGCCATATTTTAGTTTTGTTTGTTTCAACCTTTTAACCAATTTGGTCATCAATGGGTTAGGCAACTGTATTCTATATTCTGGAATAACAGCCTTTAACATAGGATGATTATCATTATATAAAGGCAGGTCTTCAATAGTGTCTGTTGCTTTTGTTACACCAGCACTAGTATCAATTCTTAGTATTTCACTCATTTTATTATCCTTGAAAAATTCTTTTCTTTACCGAATCTAATTACGTTAGCAAACTTATCTTGTAGAATGTCACCCTTGTGGCTAATAACAAATAGGTTAACACCCTCAAGCATGTGTAGAATCTTCATCAATTCTTCCGTACCAGTAGTGTCTAATGAAGAATCAAATGTTTCATCCAAAATCAACAAGTTGGTATTAGATGAGTTCTTTAACTTAGCAACAGCACGCCATGTTAACATCAAGGCCATATCAATACGTTGTTTCTCACCTTCAGAAAAGTTGTGGTAAGAAAAGTCATCACGATGCCTTGATTTGATTGTTTCTTTAAATGATTCATCTAGGTTAAAGTTTACAAAGAAATCTAGTGATGATAAATATTTGTTGACCAACTTATTGATGATAGGCAAATACTGTTTGATAATCTTGGTCTTAATACCAGTATCTCTTAACAATGACGTTGCCGTTTCATAATATGTTTTTTCTTCTATCAATTCTTTTAAGTCTGATTCTAGTTGTTTCAACTGACTTGCGAGTTCTTGCAGCTGTGTTTCTTGTAGCTGTGTTGAACCTTTTGTCTCTTTCAATAACTCTACCTCTTTTTGCATCTTAACAATATACTTGTTAACTTCTACAATGGTAGTGTTCTTTGTTGCAATATCAATTTGTAACTTCTGAATAGCTCTCTGTACTTCAGCAATCTCATTCAACTTAGACTGTTCTTCTAACAGTTTCGTTTCTAGTTCTTTTAACCCGTGTTCACATTGTTCAGTCTTGGTTTGTAGGGACTGTATTTGTCCTTCTTTAAACTCGGCGGCAATGGATTGCCTACACGTTGGACAATCATCATTGTGTGAAAAGAAACTGATATCTTTCTGAAATTTGGATAAGTTGCTTTCAATTTGTGATTCAAGCTTACCAAGTTTTTTAACCTTATTCTCAGTTTCAACCTGTAATGCCACCTTGGTAGAGTAGTCTGCAACGTATGTTGAGGCATTAGCAATTTCTGCATGTAAGGTTTGTATGGTTTGATTATTACGTTCAATCTCACCTTCATATTGTTTCACTTTCTCATCATTGTTCTGTTTCAACTCATCAATATGTTTCTTTTCTAAATCATATTTTTGTTTTGTCAAATCAATATCATACTTCTTATTTGAAGTTGAATCTTTATTGGCTGATAATCTACCTTTTACCAACCCATTCATTGTAGAGAAGATTTGAATGTCAAGTAAGTCTTCAATAATAGTTCTGCGGTCAGAAGATGATAGCTGCATGAATGGCGTGAATGATGCCGAACCAAGAATAACAATCTGTGTGAAAGATTTGTAATTCATTTTGAGAATGAACTTCTCTAAGAATTCTTGGTAGTCTCTTGCAGCCGCATCTTGGTTTAACAAGTCACCATTCTGTTGAATCTCAAACACATTTGGTTTAATACCACGAATAATCTTATATGATTTATTATTGGCATCAAACTCAACTTCAACGACACAATCTTTTTGATTGATTGAATTCAACAATTGTGGCTTGTTAACATTACGAAATGCTTTGCCAAACAGGCCGAAACACAATGCATCAAGCATTGTACTTTTACCTGATCCATTTTCACCAACAACTAATGTGTTGGAGTTACCATCAAGTTGTATCTCAGTAAAGTGGTTGCCCGTTGAAAGTAAATTCTTCCAACGAACCTTACGAAAAATAATCATTCAGCTACTTCTGTATTCAATGCCTCAACATAGAGTTCACGCATTATGTTTTTTAATTTCTCTGGTTCAACCTGCAATTGAAGGTTATCAATGTACTTTGAAAGTATTGTCATTGTATCTTCCGCTTGGTCAATAATATCTTGGTCAGTATCAAATGCGGTATCAGTAAAATCTTCTACGATAGAAATATCAGATAGGCCTGCTTTGTATAGGTTGTCTAATACATTATCAAACAAATATGGATTTTGTTTATTGATAACAACAACTTTCACATAACAGTCTTTCAAAGATGGGTAGTCATATTGTTTCCAAGATTCAAAGTCTTGTTTTGAATCATCATACATTACCTTTCGGAACATACGATTTGGATTTACTATGAACTCCATATTTCTAGTATCAGTATCAAAGACATGAAAGCCTTTATCATCCTGATAGTCTGCCCAAGTCATCTCATAAGGAGTGCCTGTGTAGAAGATATTCCCATCATCCGATTTGTGATGAAAGTGACCAGTAATGACCATATCATACTTGTTTAATGTCTTCTTGTCAATACCTACATCGCTAACATTGCCTCTATCCATCTCAAAGCCTGAAATCTCAAAATGCCCAAAACAAATTTGTGATTTCGATTCTTTGATTTTGGTAAAGATTTCATCTTCATTGTCATCGCATAGCCATGGTATCACATCGATAGGAACACCACCAAAATCGATTGTGGCGAACTCATCGAACACCGTGACATTATCATACTCTTTCAATAACATACTTGATGAATTAACTTCAAGTGTATTCTTATAGGCAACATCATGGTTACCTAATAGAGTGTACATTGTAATGTTGTGTTCTTTGAGCTTATTAAAAAAGTATTTGCGAGCAAGATAGAGTGAATTGAAATTAATAAACTTGCGTCTATCAAACAAATCACCCAACTGTACAACTACCTTAATATCATTCTCTAATAGGTATGGGAAAAATACCTCATCATAAAATCTTTGGAAGAATCTGTGGAAATCTAACGAATCACCACGAGCACCAAAGTGTGTGTCACCAAGAATAACTAATTTCATATTTCTTCAATAAACTTTTCCAGACCTTTAGCTTTACCCTCTTTCTTCTTTCTCTTACTTTCTTCAAAGTTGAAAATGAATTCGGAGATATTGTCATATAATTGGAACTGTTTCTGATGCCCATCTGCATCTTCAAACATTTCAAATTCGTCTAGTATACCAATCTGTTGTGTTGCCTTGTATTTGACATAGAGCTGTTTTTTCTCTTTCATAATACGGCGTAAGAAAGCATAATACACTATTTGAGTGAAATAAGCAAATGGATTGTTACTCTTTACCGGGTCAAAGTTTCTGAAGTACATCAGGCAGTTTTCAATACCATCGGCAATCATCTCATCACGGAAGGAATAGGAGATGAAGTTTGGCTTACGTGATAGGTGTTCTGCAATCTTTAAGAAACATTCACCAATATAGTTTGGTATCTTGGGGTCTTCTTTACCTAAAGTCTTAGCCTCATCACATTGACTTCTATACTTTACCAAGGCGGCAAGGAAGTCTGGGTTGTTAATATAGTGTTTAGGTTTCTTTTCAGTCATAATAATATTCTTTCACATTTGCCTGTATTAGCGCTTGACAACAACTTCAAATAAGCATATCATAGCGGTGTTCCGTTTTCAGATAATTCTTTAGTTACCTTTTCCAGTAACCTCAAGACACGTTTACGATAGTCAAATCCTAGTATCGATGCCTTGGTCCCATCATTGTAGGGTGGGTTTCTCCCTTGAGAATAGTATTGTTCGGCAGTCAGGTCAATCAAATCTCCGTTAACATCTACTACCCACCAATGCCAGATTTGTTCATCATCTAAAGCACGGTATAGTTTAATATTCTTTGTACCAAATACTTTCTGTAGGCAACCAGAAGCGGTATGACAATGGCCAAACATTGGGTTGTTTGAATTACGTTCAACCCATTTCTTAGGTAATAAGTCTGGTGATAGATTTCTAATAATGATATCTGACACCAATTTTAAATTCTTCTTATTGTATTCCATTAAACATTACCATATTTACGGTTGTTAATCATACGATAACCCTTAATGAGTTCTTCAACACCTGAATCTAATGTGTGTTGAGTTTTGAAACCAGTTGCCTCAATCTTTTCATTAGATACAATATAGTTTCGTTGGTCAGGGTCTTTACCAACTTCAGCTTCCAAAAATGTGAAACTAGGAATATATTTCTTAATCACTTCACACAGTTCCCATTTAGAAACATTAGCCTCTGATAAACCCACATTGTAGATTTCATCTTTCATGTCTTCAAAGTTATTTAGCGCATGTACAAATGCATTAGAAACATCACGTACATGAACATAGTTACGTTTGAAATGGCCTTCAAATAACACAGCACATCCATCATTAACGGCTCGGTGTACAAAATCGTTGACAAGCAAATCAATTCTCATACGTGGTGACATACCAAATACTGTTGCCAATCGGTAACTAATGGAGTTAGGATGATCCATCAAACGTTTCTCGACTTCAACTTTATCTTTGGCATAAAGTGAAATAGGATTCAATGATGATTCTTCGGTACAATATGTACCTGTACCATAGGCACTATTAGTTGTAGGCATCAATACGACTTGATTCTGTGACAAGTTATCAAGCATCAAAAAGATGGCATCTTTATTGGTAGAAGATGCACCAATTGGATCCTTGTTACACAATGGTGCACCAACATATGCAGCCAATGGAATAATAACATCAGCTTGTTTTAACATTGGTGCAATGTCAGATTTAATACGAACATCACCACTAAACACATTAAAGTTTTTCAAGTGTGCCAATTGGTTCAAAGACGTTTGGCCATACATAAAGTTATCAAGTACAGTTACGTTATGTCCTTTACTTAAAAGAATTGGTACAAGTGTAGAACCAATATACCCTGCACCGCCTGTCACTAAAATATTTGCCATTTTATACCTTATTAATTATTTCACAAATCTCATCAATTTCATTTACTGTCATTGATGGAAAATTACCAATGTAGAATCCATAGAAGTGAATATGTTCCGTGTTTTTAAATTCTTCGTAGTGTGCAGGAGGCATTAAGTTTTTCAAATAAGGTTGTCTTAATTGATTACCACCACCAGCACTGCCTCTTCTGAATTCAACTCCAGATTCTTTCAAGGTCTTCATAAGATTAGCCAAACGAACATTATCTTTATCTTTTAACACTAGGTTGAATGCATAGTTACTAGCACCTTCTAGCTCAAAATCAGTAAAGTATTTGTTTGAATCTATGTTACGTAAGAACCTTTCATTGTTAAAGTTCCTTATTTTAACATTTTCATCTAAGTTTGGCAACTGTTTTCGACCAAGTATGCCGCCTATTTCGTTGTTACGCATATTGTAAGCCGGGTAAGCAAAAATGAATTCTGGATTACAACCGGGATTATCTTCAATCCAACAATCTTTATAGTCTTGGTTAGATAGCTCACGAACCATACCATGTGACCTTAACATTCTCAAGGTCTGATAAGTTTCTTCATCATTGGTACAAACCATACCGCCTTCAATTGTGGTCATGTGATGAGCATAGTAGAATGAGAAATTAGAAGTCCAACCAAAAGACCCTAGTTTCTTACCTTTATGTGTTGCACCATGTGATTCACACACATCTTCAATTAAAGGAATATCTCGTTTCTTTAATTCATCCAACAATTCATCAGTAAGGCCATTAAAACCTTGGATATGTGATAAGAAAACTGCCTTAGTGTTTGGTGTGATGGCATTAATAATACCTTTTGTATCCATTGCCAATGTTCTTGGGTCAATATCAACAAACACTGGTGTGAATCCGCATTGCAATACAGAAGCTATATCTGATACCCATGTCAAAGGTGGTACAATGATTTCACCACCAAATGGGTGTTGAATCTTCAATAAGGTCATTGACAACAGATTGGCAGAAGCACCTGAGTTAACAAAAACAGAATACTTAACGCCTAACCACTTAGACCATTCTTCTTCGAATGCTCGGCAATTAGGGCCATTGGTTAGAATTGGATCATCTTGTTTCAAATGCTCAATGACGGCATCTAACTCACTTCTCAAAATATTATTTCGCATTAATGGAAATTTCATAATAAACCTCAGTTTGATTGATGTATAATTTGGCTACCATTTGTATCAAATTTAAATGGCACCCACACTTTAATAGAACTCATTTGTTTTTTAAATTCTCCTTGTCTCTCAGGTGGTACTAAAAACATAAAAAAACCACCACCGCCAGCACCCATTAGTTTGCCACCTAATGAGCCACATTGTAAAGAATGTTGGTAGATATCATCAATCCATGGTTCTGTACCAATGGATTGTTTGATAGTAAACCCTTCGTGTAGTAACTTTCCAATTTCTTCTACACTACAATGTCTGGTAATACTATTTATGGCGCTGTCCGCAAGTGCTGCCATATCTGTCAGTTGACTATGAATTTTATCTTCTTTAATTTTGGTAACAACTTTACAAGAATGTTCTCCTGAAAATCTACTTACTCCAGAAAACCCAAGCATGATATGAGACTCTAGATTTTTAATGTAATTAGAATCTAATTTTAATTCTTCTGTTGACCAACCATTTTCATTCATTTTAATAACACGAATACCGCCATATGCAGCCATGATTTGGTCTTGTATGCCTACATTCTCACCTAGAACATTCTGTTCAATGTGTATGGCTTCTTTTGCCAGGCAATTTAAAGACCCAAAAGGTTTATTCTTATATTCATGTAGAGCATTCAATAGACCAACTGTGAATGAAGAACTGGAGCCTATGCCAGAACGTGCAGGTAAGTCTCCATCATGCACAATAGAAATGTCTCCTGTAATCCCCATGTGTTGTAAACATGCTCTAACAGAAGGATGGTCTATCTCATCTACTGTGTTAACGCTTTCAATTTTGGAGTAAACCACTCTTGTTTTATGTTCAAAGAATGGCGGTAACTCTTTAACAGTAATATAACAATAGTTTGCCATTGCAGCTGATAAAATCCTGCATGGATGTTTACTATACCATGCAGGATAATCTGTGCCGCCACCAAATAGAGATAAACGATATGGTGTTTTAGTGATAATCATTTTTCATTATAATAATCTCCGTACTCAACAATAATTGTAGAACGGTTATCATCTCTCAATAACGCAAGTTCATAAGCAGGGAATATATCCTTAGGATTTTCAAGTTTAATAATATCTACCGTTTTACACATCAATTTAAATGCATCAGTAAAATCACCAACGTGTTGTGCCTGTGGATGTAATGGCCTTTCTGAACCAATACTTGTACGAATAATAGTCTTTACTTTATAATCAGACATTGCTGACACTTTATCTAGGTGACTCACCAACTGATTGGTCGCACATAATAGAAAGTTCCATCTTGGATAGATGCTAACTGGAATATGACCACTCAATGCCATACCTAAAGTCATACCCATCTGCATATCTTCTGCAACAGGTAACTCTAATAGCTTACTGCGGTCAATATCTTTCAAAGTGTTTGACATGCCTGTACCTGGTTCTGCTACTGCCTGACCCATAAACAACACACGTTCATGTGTCGCAAGCCATTCCATGCTACGTTTTAATTCATCAAAGTATTTCAAAACTGCACTCTCTTTCCAGCACCTGCATGTGGGTACTTGTTATCATATTTGTAATAAACAATTTTATCATTAATAGCATTTTCGAAAGTTAATTCTTTAAAACCCCAAGCATCTCTTGTGTCGGTACATACAGACTTACTATTATCTTCAATGATAAACTTAATTGGCAAATTATGGTTCAAGGCATACTTAATAGACTCATGAGCAATACCTGTTTCAGAAGTCATATCACCTAAGAAACAATATACCATTGCATCTTTCTTATCACGTTTAAGTGACATAGCAGTACCCACCGCAATTGGTAAAACACCACCAACAATAGCAGAGGAGTAAATATTGTAATCGGTAAAACACAATGTAATAGAGTGGCCTTTTACGATTTCTTCTTCCACTTTATTCATTGGAACACCTTTTAGAAGGCATTGATAGTGTGAGCGCCAAGAACAGAATACCCAATCATCAGGTCTAACGTCTTTCATTATCTCAATCATTTGTTCCTCATTGCCAGAATAAAGATGAACTGGTGCTCTAATATCACCATTGTTGAATCTATCGGCAATTCGGTTCTCGAAATTAATTAAATCATCTTTAGTCACCTAGAATTTTCCTTTTCAAACGAATTTGGGCCATATTTTCTACATTTTGTTTAGACTGAGCACCAAATTTATCATCTACCAAATTAATAAAGTTTTCATTAGAGAAGTATGTGTGCCATGCATCATCACGAAACTTCAATACTTCCGCACCTGTCAATGTGTTAGTACGCATTGGTTTACAATCATATGATAAGAAGGCATATTCTTCAAATGATTGCGGCAATTCCCAGTTATTACTTTTAGCATGCATATACAATGGACTACCAGGCAAAGCCATAGCTGCATAGAAGTTGGCATGTTCACAATTCAACTCAAGCGCAAGGTCTAATGTCTCTTGCATTGTTTCATATGTGTCTGTTGGAAAACCAAACATATAGTTACCAAGTACATTGATGCCAGCATCTTTGATATCACTCACAACTTGGCGGATATCAACTTGTTCAAAACGACCTTTATCAATCTCAAGTCTAACGTTTTGATTACCTGCTTCGATGCCTAATGCTAACCAATTTACACCAGCCTTTTTAAATAATGCAAGTTGGTCTTTACGAATAGAATCAACACGAGCATATGCCCACATATTAAATTTTAAACCACGGTCAATAATGCCTTGTAGAATCGGCACATAGAACTTCTTATTAAGAAAAAACATTTCATCTGTAATACGAATTGTTCTAACACCTGAATTGTACAAGGCTTCGAATTCTTTTAATACCAATTCTGGAGACCAAAATCTCATACCTTTAGAATCAGCCGATGTTGTTCCCATATCATAAGAAGTTCTGTTGACAATGTTAATCATACAGAAGTTACATGCAAATTGGCAACCTAATGATGTGTAAATTGCCGCAAATGGTGTTCTTCCTTCATCTAAGAAGTTTGTATGCCAATAGTGAGCACGATATGTGTCTAATAGGTTTTCTCTTTTAGGTAATAAGTCCCATGCATAACCCGGCATCATAATGTCCATGTCTCTAGTTTCAACAACTTTAGCAGGCGCTGATGGTCTATGTAATGAATGTTGTTTGTACCAAATACCTGGAACTTTATCCAACTCATTAACTAAATCTGTTTGTAACAATGCGTGGAGGGCATGAACACCTTCATTAATAAAAGCAAAGTCAACAAAGTTATATTTAATTACTTCATGTGGTAATGCAGACACATGTGAGCCAACAAAAGCAATCTTTAGATTTGGATGACTAATACGTAATTGTTTTGCTAATGATGTGGCACCAATCATCATTGTGGTGCCTGAGTTTGGATTTTGTCCGTAGAGAACAAATACTACCAACTTTGGTTTTGTATCGGCAATTGATTCTGCCGCATCTTCGTCTGTCTTTGGTGTTGCATCAAAGTCCAGAATACAAGGCTCATGTCCTTTTGCTCTAACTGATTGAGCAAGTAAACACGCCCATGTTGGTGGTTCAATTGCTGAGTGGTAGTTTGCTAAATCCTGATAGGCCTTTTTAGCACTACTTGGTACCACGAATGTCACGTTTGCCATAATATGTCCTCAATAACTTAATGTATTTTACTTTGTTTCTTTTCTTCTAACAATTCTTCGAGTTCTTCTTCATCTAATTCTTCGTCAGTTGGTTCTTCATCATCATCATACTCGTCAAATAGTTGTGGGCGAATAGAAGCACTTGTAGCTTTTGTCATGTCTTCATCATTAACTGAGTTATGATAATACTCAATCAAATCATCTTTAGGGTCTATCATGGTTAGAATGTCTGCACCATATACGTTGGCCACATTCTCTTTAATCAATTCAATAGGCAACCAAGGCATCATCATCATAACACTTCTACCAGATGCAATTCTTTTGAATATGATATGCATTGGTTGTTTTAGTGAAATAATTTCTTCATCTTCTGTTGCCATGCAATCAGCTATAATGTCCTCACCACTTTGTAATCTTACGATTTTGATATTTGTTTCTAAAAGGTTAGGCATTTTTTAACTCTATATTGTAAAATTTGTAATTAAATTTTTCTTCATCATATATTTTAACACGTTCGGCAAAATGTTTCAATGTAAAATTGGCAAATTTGCCTATTCTAAAGTCATCAGCCACATCGAACAAAACTGCTTGTTCTTTATTTTCACCTAAACGAAGACCACGACCAATCGATTGTAAGTTTCTAACTCTCGACTTTGAAGGTGATGCGAATATAATATTATGTAGGTTGCGAATATTCACGCCTGTGGAGAAAGTACCATATGAAGCCACAATGATTGCGTCTATTTCTTTCTCTGTAATCGCCCTTATTGATTCTCTAATATCTACGTCTGTACCACCGTGAACAAAGAATACTTTTCTATCACCAGCTTCTTGTTTGATAATCTCATATAAATTCTTACCATGTTTCTCTACGAACTGAAATAAAACAAGAGAGTTGCCTTTCAATGACATAACAAGGTTCTTAATAAATTCATTACGTGCATTATTCTTTACAATGTATTCCATTTCTTGGTTATAATCCCAAGACCTAGCCTCTTTACAAATTGCATCTGGATATTTTAAAATCAAACACTTAATTTTAAATGAGGCAAGTTGTCCTTTATCAATCAACTCAGCAGTTGTAGTTGCTTTGTAAACAGGACCAAATAGACCTTCTAGTACCAGTCTGTGTGTCTGTGTGCCATCTAGTGTACCAGTTGTACCGATTCTATATTTTGTGTTGGTACAACCAGATAAAATTGTTGTTAAAGATTTAGCTTTGAACTGGTGTGCTTCATCACCAAGAACAAAATCAAATTGTTCAAAGTAATCTTTTTCGTTTTTGTATATTGATTGCCATGTTGTAATGGTCAAAAACTTATTTGTGTGTTTGTCTTTACCTGCATACTGTCTGTGGCAATACTGGTCTGAATCATAACCATAAGATGCAAAATCAGAATACATCTGTTCAACTAGTGATGTAGTTGGTACGATTAACAGGCCACGTTTGTAATCCGCCATTTGCAAATAACGAATGATAAGGTAAAGTATAAGAGACTTACCTGATGCAGTTGGTGATAATAATAACAACCTCTTATTACGGACTGCTTGAATAAAAGATTTCAATTGATAGTCTCTAACCTCATGTGGTAGATTCAAAGACTTGGCAAATTGTTCTGCCTCAATTGCGGAGAAGTTTTCTGTGACACTAATGATAGGGTCTAATGCGAGTTTGTATTCTCGTTCCTCACAAAACTTCTCAATGTAAGGAATTAATCCACGATAGATTAAAAATGTTCTCAGGTCTGCCAGCCTAATTTTCCCGTCCCAAAGCCTATTCTTATAGGCAGGAACAAACTGGTAACCTGGAACATGAAATGTGAAATAGTCTGATAACTCTTGAGCTATGTTTCTGTCACACTCAAAACGGATGAATGCCTCATCCTTATGATGTAATATTAAATCAACCGACACCTTGTATGAATCTTTCCCATGCTATAAAGTCCCTTAATTGGAACGTTCTACTATTTAGCTCTTTGAGAATAGATGTACATACGTCAACGATTTCATCATGCATCGCCTTGTGTGCCAAGTGTTTGTTCATATCCTCATCACTATCCATATATGTAGTGATGTCGGATTTAAGTAGAAATGGAAATGGTTTCCATCCATACTTAGCAAGGTCGTCATCGTCTAACTTACCTGTGTAGTATTCCCACTTCAACTTCTTCATCTTGTTATACTTAAACTCAGATTCTTTTGAAAGCAAACGATGCCTTGAAAGTATATTCAAATACTTACTGTGTAGTTTGGGGATATCTAACAATGCCCTAGCAGGCTCTGTGCGGTCGATATCACAATCTTGCCGCCATGTTTCTAGTAACTCATCTAACTGTTTCATAATAAAATTCCTCTTATCGGAAGGTTACACTAAGTGTAACTAAATGTCAAGTGTTTTTAGTATAGTTTTTCAATATCGTAATAACTATACCTGAATGTGGCATCGGCCGTCATTGGGTTGGATGGGTCATCAGTTGCCGCCATAACAAAGGTAGAAATAGATGTTGGGAAAACATCATGGAATTTAAACCTGTAATAAGGTTTATTACTTGAAGACAACAAGGTAATAGTTGCATCAGAGAATTGTGGCATTTTTTGATTAGCCATACTCGCATACTTATTAAGTCTAGGCAACTTTTGGTATTCTTCAAACTCTTTAGGGAAGGTCATTGCACGGATCCAATCGTGTATCTCCAACCACGATTTCATTTCCTCATCAATCAAAAAGGTAACACTTAACAAATCATAAATGGCCTTTTCGCCCGGTGAGAATATGTCAAGGAAAGGATTGGTCGTAGGGATTTCAGACAATGATATACCAGGTACGCCTAGTGATTGCACAAAGTATTGTACATTAGGTGTGCGTGAGAAGTTCAACTGAAACTTATTCGGTTGAAGAAAGTTTGGATTAGTTGGGGCTCTTGTTATTGCTGTCATATGGTTATTTATAAAGCAAAAAAAAGAGGAACATTTCTGTCCCTCTTTTAAGTACCTCTCTTAACGGAGGTTTAGATTACATCAAGTTGCTGATGCGGAATGCACGGTAGTAGTTGTTAGCTTGAGTGTTCAATGCACCCAAACCTTGGTTAGTACCTTCTGCGAATGGGTTTGCAACCAATCCGTAACGAGTTTTGAAACCAATTTTTGGTTGGAATGTACCCGTATCAACTGCACGAACCATTTGCAACGGTACGTATGGGCAGTAGAACAGACCAGCGTCATAGGCATTAGTACCTTTGTAACCAACAACAGCGAATTCGCTAGAGAAGTTAGCTGGGAAGTATGGGTCAATATAGACCTTGATACGACCGAAGATGGTACCAGCGAATGTGTTACCTGTGTCATCAACTGTCAAGCTAACTTGTGAGCTGAGAGCAGATTGATAATCAAGGATACCAGCCATTGCCAAAGCGGAAGCAACATCAGATGAACAAATCATGATGTTACCTTTGCCTCTACGAGTAGTCTTGGCAATAGTATTAGCTTCACGCTCGATTTGGAATGCCAAACCTTTAACTTTTTCGACCATCCAACGACCATTAGAGTCTGTGTCAAGGTTGAACACACCAGCAGTAGTTGTACCAACTTGTGCACCGATTTTAGCAGATGCATAAACTGTACGAACCACTTCACGGTTAATTTCAGCAAGAATTTCAGAAGACAAGATGTTTGCCAATTCTGTTTCTGCGTCCAAACCGTGGACTGCTTTCAAGTCTTGTGCAAGTTCCATTGAGTATTCTGCCTTCAAAGCACGAGTCTTTGCAGTAACAGTAACTTTCTCAATAGAGAATGCCATTTCTTGGAATGCGTTAGCAGCAGCGCCATCACCCAAGGCTTCAGCACGAGCTGTTGACATAGCACCAACAGCAGCGGCATTACCTGTGAAGATTTCTGTTGGCAATGTGCCTTCTGCAAATGCTTGGTTACCAGAGGTACCCAAACCAGAGAAACCAGTGTTAGCTTCGTTGAAGAAGGCTTCAGTACCGGATTGACCTGCATACTTAGTACGCATTGCGAAGATAAGACCTGTAGGTCCAGTCATTGGCTGAACGCCGCAGATATCATAAGCAATCAGGTTAGGCAATGAACGGCGAACCAAGCTGATAAGGATTGGATCGAAACCGGCAACAGGACCTGCAGCAGCTGAACCGCCTTGGAAACCACCGTTTGTAGAACCCATAGAGTTCGTTGGTGCTGTTTCATACAACATACCAGCAGATTTCTGCATTTCAACGGCTTGGTTCTCAAGCACGACAGCAGTAACGGCCTTACGGTATGGATCTTTAATAGCTGGGAGGTCTGGGTGCTCCAGTACGCCTTCCCATTTCTTTTGTAGACTTTCTGACAAATACATATAATTCTCCTTGTGGATTTGTTTAATTAAATTTTAGTTTTCGAAATTGCTTGCATGACAGAAGCAACGTATGGATCAGCAGCGGTTACTTGTTTCTCGCTACCATCTTCTACTTGCTCATGTAGGTCTCTCACATCAGCCTTTTTAGTGCCAGATGGGAAATAGTTCTCACGGATTGTCTCAAGCTTTTCTTTGTATTCTTCCTCTGTAGAAAAATCAACACTCTCTGCAAGTGCTTTTACTTTTTCAGCTTGAGTAGCTGCAAGTCCATCACAGACTTCATGTGCAATTTCTGCTTTATGGGATTCAATGAGCGATTTCTTCAATTGAATACCTGTTTCAATTTCTTCATTAAGTTTAGACTCTAGTTCTTCCACTTTAGTAGAAAGTTCTTCAACTAGGTCCACTTTGTCAGCAGGAACATCGATGTAATGTTCTGTGAACAAATTCTTCAAGCCGCCAATGAAGTCTTCAGTCAATTCGGCACGAAGACCGGATTCAACTGCAATTTCATTGTCTGCCATCCATTGCTCAACAACATAAGAAAGGTAGTCATCAACCTTTTCGGTCAAGTCGGCCTTGATAGTCTCAACTGCTTCTTCAAGCATGCCGGCATATCGTTCTTCTGTTTCTTCTTCAATTTGAGATACACGGTCAAAGACACGAGCTTCAAAAATTGTTGCAGCTTTGGATTTAAAATCTTCTGAAATGGTATCGTCATCTGAGAACAACGAATTCATGTCATGTGTTATTTCTTCTTCACTCATAGTTTTTTTGCCACCAACTGGCTTGTTCTGAGTGTCAGCAGAAGCTGCTGATGGTTTTGTAGCTGGTGGTGTAGCGCTCTTAGCACCTTTGGTAGCATCAATCTTCTCAGAGTCACCCATTGGATGAGCATCTGTATTAGTTGGGCCACCGAGGTCTTGAACCTCACCAGGCAGTTTTTGGGCTGGCATGCTTGAGGCTGTCTTCTTGCTTCCTGCAAGAATATCGGCTGCGGCTTCCATTAGTTTACTGTTTGCCATTAGGAATCTCCTTTTGATTTCTTATTTATAAAATTAAAGTTTTCGTAAGTAATTTTCAAATAATTTTAGCGCAACTTCCTCTATTTGTTTGGAAGAAGCCGCTCTTATTTGTTTTTTAGCATCATCAAAGTCCATTTCTACGAAACGGCCTTCAACAAACATCCATTCTTTATTCTCCATAATACCATTGACGAAAGCGCCAGGGGCTGATGGGTCGGCAACAATGTCAGCTGCCGTGGCAAGTTTAAGGTCGTCTTGAACTAGGTTGTATCCTTCTCTTGTTTGCACAACAGAACCCATAGCTCTCGATGACACTCCAACTTGAATATTGTTCTCAATAAAATTCTTTACGATTTGACCGTAAGGAGTTTCTAGAATTAATGCTTTACCATAGAAGGTGTTGCCATCTTCATCTAAGGACACAATCTTATGTGACACACGTTCTAAGTTAATAGATGGTGTGTCAGGGTGGCCTAGTTCACCTAAAGCACGGTTTGTTTTAATGTATTCTTCATTATATCTCTTTACTTCTTCACGTAACGTGTTCATTTTATACATTCTATTGTTACGATTTACTTTATCGCCAACTAGGAATGTGCCTTCAATGTACAAGTGTTTTTTACCATTCTCAGAAGCTTCTGATAGGTACTTAACACTTTCAATTGTTTCGGTAATTAATTTCATTGGGTTATGCTCCAGTATTAACATCTACAGAGAATGTAGCTTGCTTACTTAATTCCATAACCAAAGTGCCGCCAGTTGCAATCGTAACAACAACATTAGCTGTATTGTTATTTGCAATCGAGTGGCCAAATTCATCAAATCTCATTTCACCAGAACCTTGTAGTGACAAGACTGGAGTAATATTACGAACAATAGTAATACTGCCATTCGTTGACCATGTAACACGCTTAATATCGGCAGATGTTACTGTTTCTATAACTGTATTTTTTCTCAAATCTGTAAGATTGATAGTGTATGTTCCAGGTTCAACGCATCTGATAACAGATGGACCTCTTAGTGAGTTTGTAACTTCTAGTGCCATTTTATTTTATTCCCATGGATGAGCGCCTACGCATTGACATTTTTCTTTTTAACAATGAACGGCGCAATTTAGCTTTACGTGTTGTTTTCCAAGAACGCTTTAACATTCTCGCTTTATGAAGGCGTGATGTAGCAGATATACGTTTAAGTGTATTGCCCGAAATTCTGTAACCTTTAATGCCTGAACGTTTAACATTCTTTTGAACGACAATACGACCTTTAGCATTTCTTCTAATTCTACGGCGAATCTTTTGAATTCTACCCATTTTAATAATGTTTGAACTTGCTTCATCTAAAATAACTTCTTCAAACATGTCGGCTGCAATATAACGCTTTGCTTCTTCAAGACGTTGAGACACGATTTCATTAAGACGAGCATGAATTGTTTCTCTTGCTTCATCCAACTTTCTATGTATAATAGATTCCACAAAGGTCATTTCATATGCCTAAATGCAAAATCAGAAGCACGGCCTAAATGTTCTTTAGACTTATTTACCATCGACTCATACTTCTTTTTATTATCATCGTTCAAAGCTTTATGTACTTGAGTAATTGCTGACGCAGTATAGTGGTCAACTTTCATCTTTGTACCATCGGCAAATTGAACTGGTTCGTGTTGTTTGGTCTTTACAATTCTATGCAAAGCATCCATAACTGATTCTTGAATCTGAGTTTCTTCAGATTGGATTGGTGCATCAATTTTTGGTCCATAAGGGATCGAAAAGTATTTGTCCAATGTATTGTTATAATAAAGGGCAATTCTAGTATTGTCTGGATACATACGAATAGATTTGCGCTTTAGTACAAGAACAGCAGGAGGGTCACGTGGTGTATCTACACCTTCAAGTTGAATAGACTCTTTAACTTCAGTATCAAATTCAACCTTGTGTGCTTTTAATTTACGACCACTTGGACTAACCTTAAAGTCTGCCGTGTCAATTACGTCAGTAACTTCTTTAATTGAACGGCGAGCTTGTTGGTTAATCTGTTTGTTATTCGAAATTAAGTCTACCATTTTATTGAAAAGGTTTTGGACAATCATGCGGTCTGCATTATTGAAAGTAGGTCTTTCTTCTTTCATTTTATCCAACACGGCATGAATTCGTTGCATCTGTGCCTTATTGGCCAGACCAGCACGAACTAAAACATCGAACTTGGAATAGTCCGACTTTTCTTCTTCAACAATAGACTTAAATTCGTTTAACGATTTCATTCTGCTTCTGTAGTTTCTGGTGTCTCTGCTTGCTTATCATTGAACAAAGATTGAGCAATTTCAATTTTCTTTGCTGCCAAAGCATCAAAGGCTCGTGCTGATAGCAAATCATTCAAAGTGTCTTTTGCTTCAGATGCATTGCCTGTGGCAACACTATTAATAAAATCTTGAACTTCCATTTTAATCTCCATTATTTTCTATTTAGTCTCGATGAAAATTTATCCACTTCAGCATCTAAAGTTGGTGTTTTAGATTCTGCGGATTTATCATCAATTGTATTATCCTCTGGAGGATAATCTTCATTAGTGGCCTGTTGTTCTTGGCCAGGAATAGGCATTGTCGGTCCGCCAGTTCCATCTTTTTCTTCTACAGCAATCTGTTTGTCCATTTCATCAATGGTTTCATCAGACATTTGTAGAATGTTTCTTCTAACCCAATCAGCGGAGTAGTAACGACCAATATATGGGTCAACCACTTGCAACAGTTGTACTCTAGTTTGCAACAACTCTGCATCACGCATTTCGGTAAAGTTATTATCTTTCTTGTAATCATAATAGATTACTTCTCTGAATTCATCCCATTCGTCAGCAGTACAGATACCTTTCAGTACCAACTGTGTTCGCAAAGCATGGTCAAAGATTTGAGAGAATTTATTACGCAATCTAATAATAAACTTAGTGAACTTAACTTCATCACGGGTAACTTCTGTTGTACGACCAACACCAATCATACCACCTTGTTGTGGTTCTAAACGGCTGATAGGCACATTCAATGACTGAAGAAGTTTCTGTCTGAAATACTTAACATCTTCCAACTCACCAAGGTTTTGGCCAGCAGGTAGTGTAGTAATCTCTGTACCTTTACCACCTTCACGGCGAGGCAACCAGAAGTCTTCAAGCATAGACATGTGTTTACGGTCATCACGCAACTCACCAGTCTGAGCATCATACACCATCTTGTTACGATACTTAACCATAACATCACGCAAGTATTGTTCAGCCTTACCTTTTGGTAAGTTACCAACGTCAATGTAGAAAATGCGGCGTTCAGGTGCTCTTGAAATACGGTAAATAACAACCGCATCTTCAATCATACGCAACTGATTCAGAGGCTTAATAGCCTTATGTAAATAAGAAATCACAAATGTATTCTTAGCATCCATCAAACCAGAAGTCACATTTAGAATGGACTCAGGCGCAATACGAATACCTTGAGATACTTGTGCGCTATATTGTTGTGTCGTAGTACCCTTGTCATTATAGACATAGTATTCGGCAATAGACTTAATAATTTGAGTACCTGTTTTAGGGTCTCTATCTTTTTTAATCTCACGTACTTTACGAATCTTACGTGGATCAATATATCTTAACTCTTGGATACCTTGTTTAGGTTGACTCTCATCGACCACAACATGGTAATAAATTCTACCATCAATATACCAACGTTTGAACAAGTCATCAGAAAGGTTATTGAAGTTTAAAAGTTTAAGAACAGTATTGAATTCTTCAATAATCTTTTTCTTAATTGATTCTGGTTGCTTTAGTTTATCTAAAACAATGTCAACAGTACGACCAGTAACATCATGAGTGATAGCTTCATTGACGATATCATCAATGGCCATTTCTAACTCAGGGTGGTTTGCCATCTCACGATAGCGGGTAATTAGTTCCAGTTCATTACGAACTGCACCTTCTAAATCTACGTATGTTCCATAGTAAGCATTCTGGGTAATGGTAACTGCACCATCATCCATTGCACTTGTTGGAAGCGTAAAGGAAGCTTGTTCAGGTTTTTGTTCCTGAACAATGTCCTTTTCTCCGAGTGTAAACCCGAATAATTTTATTGCCATATTATATCCATTCTAAAAAATGGAAAAGGACCGAAGTCCTTCTCCTTAAATCACATTGTCTGATACTGATTCCCACCATTGATAGGTGAGAGACACGGAAAACTCCTCAATCGTATCATTAGAACCCCAATCAACATCGATTGGAGTAATGTCTGAAGGGAACAAGCCAATAAACTTGTACTTCTTCAGAGAGTCGCCTTTTTTACCATACTGTGTAACTGTACCATCTACAGTATAACCGCCTGGTGTCAAAGCAGCTGGGTTACGGACATTAGTACCATGTGAATTGATACCAGCCATCCAGCGTTCGAAAGCATTACGAATGACGAAATCTTCATCATTGATAATTGTGATTGTCCAATCTGCGAAAGTTCTGTTACCTACAAACTTCAACTCTCTACCAAAGTAATTCATAGGCACAACACCTAGCGTTGAGCCAGGCAATTGTGCTGATTTACACATGAAAGTTGTTTTTGCTTGTGCGTTTCCTGGAACAGAGAACGCAGGGAACGGCAACGAAACTTCAAATAAATTTGGACGGGCACCGTCTCCAGTTAACTGTGAGCGGAATTCGTTTACATTAAAAGCCATTTAATATTCTCCTGTTTCTCTATTTATTAGAAGCGGCCAACAACTTCTTCAAATGTAACGCCTGTGCGAACTGCAACAAAGTTAAGTTGAATAAAGTTAATTGAACGGGCAGGTTTAATATAGATATCGCCAACGAATTGGTTTGAATCAATTACGTTTGCTGTGTTATTTGTTTCATCACAAACAACACGGAAGTCAGTAATACCACGGCGACCCTGAATATCACGGAGGTATGGTTCAACCAAGTTTACAAACTGAGCTCTTGTGAATTGGTCGTTGAATTCGAACATTGAAGAACGAGCTGCACGAGCAATAGACTTTTCAAGCACAACGAACAAACGGCGAACATTGATTCGGTCAAATACTGATGGACGAGCCAACATTGTCTTGTCACCAAACAAGATAGTACCTTCACCTGGGAATGTAACAACTGGGTTAACGCCTTTAACATACAAGCTATCACGTTCAGCCTTAGTTGGATTCCATGCCAATTTGATAACGTTCTTAACGATACCACGGTTAACACCACCTGGAGAGAACCATGGGTCACGCTCTAGGTCTGTACGAGCACAGATACCTGCAATGTCACCATTCAATGGAACCCAGCGGTATACGTCATTGTACTTGTCGAATTGGTATTTGTAACCAGAGTCCATAACTGCATATGAAGTTGAAGTCAATGCATCACGGTAAGCAATTACTGAAGTCAATTCTGAACCAGCGTTATCTACAACAGAAGCTTTAGATGGTGACAAGAACACCAAGCAGTCTTTACGCACTTCAGCAAGACTTGAAATCAAGTATGCCTCAACAGTAGCATCAGCACTACCAGAAACAACTAATGAAATATCAACGGAATCTGGATTAACAAACAGTCCGTATGCAGTAATTGTACTAGCAGCAGTAATAGTACCATCAGCACCACCTGCAAGAGAAGCATAAACTGGGTTTCTTGTACCGTTTGCGGCATCAAATGTTGTGCCTGCAGCAGCGCTACCCCAACTTGAGTTACCAGAAATATGTGAAGTCCACCATACATAACGTGAACGGTCATTCAATGCGTTAACATAGTAGT